GGCCAAAACTGCCGCTAGTTGGTCTATCGTCTTTGGTTTCATACTTCTTAAGATCGAACCATGTCCGTTGACGTGAAAGAGCAAGTTGACGAAATCGTCCTGTTCCAGTAAATCCCATAATGGCTCCTGATTAAGTAATGTAATAAGATGCTGTTCATTTTTTACATCTTTATAAATTCCTACATTCAAAAAATCAATTTTAAAATATCCTCTCTGTTCAGCCTGTTTATAATCAATAGTAGATTGATCAGTGAGAGGATTATAAGGAATATCTTGCACATATATTCCTGTGTTATGATTTATTGCCTGTTTATTATCTATCCTTACTGCTTTTATATGCTTTATCTTTTTTAGTATAGTGTCTCTGTCTGCAAAATCTATATCAATGTCTGGCATTAGTGTAAAACCTCTGAATGAAATAACATTAAAGGAAGGTGATCTGTAAGATAGCTTGCATAATCGTCTGCATCTTCTATAGTGTCAAAACCTGTTAACTTTACATAAACACTTTTGTCTGTCTCTGATAGAATAATTTCCATATTAAGGGTTGCTTCTAGGTTTTCTACTTGAACGTTCATAGACCTGCCTCCTGAGCTATACGTTTTACTAGATCCAGGTCAAATTTTTGAGTTTTAAATTTTTTAACCCAAACTGTAGGATCTACAATATTACTTATAGAAGATAGCTGATCGTCCCTAAAATTGGCTAACATTTTCTTGCCGCTTTGGCAGTTTAGAACTAGCCAAGGACTAACTTTGCCATCTTTTATATCGTAACTAGCTCTGTTTGAACTCACGTATAAAAAATAGTGATTCCACAAGCTGTTATTTTCTTTAGCCCAATCTTCCATATGCTTAATAGATCGTTCAAGGGCAGTTTCTACGCTTTCGGTATGAACAAGATTTATCACATACTTTTCATATAATTCTTCTCTGCACCAGTGATCTAGTTTTACTCCACTTTTAACAACGTAGTCTATGAATTTATCTGGGTACAAAGGATTTACATTGCTAAGAAAACTACCAAATTTTACAAATGCGTTATAATATGAGCTTTGTGCAAATTCATCAAATGTTTTATTATCTTTAATGTTTTGAGTAAGCTGATAAAATCTATTATACGTCTGAAAGCCAGCCACAGTTGCTCGATCATTTCGGGCAAAGTATCTTCGCTTGCGCTCGCACATATGAACTGCAAGTGTTCGTTCTTGAGTAAATGTTGCTTTACAGTATTGACACTCAAATTTATTCACACTAAATTTTAACATACTTAGAACATTTTAGCAATATCAGCTTCTTCATATCCTAAGTCTCTAGCCAGTTCCTTGGCTTCTTGCTTAGTTGTTATTTTAGCTAATAGTTCTATTTCGTCATCCTTTTTATCTGGATAAACTTCACTTAGGAACTTGGTCATCTTATTAGTAGCAGCATCTTTTTTCTTAAATCCAATCCATTCGTGAAAGAAAATTTGTTTAGATTCATGGCTGCACATACAAAGAAGTTGCCATAATAATTTTGGATGTTTTTGTAGGTCTGCCCAATGTTTGTTATAGTATTCATTTACTGCTAAAACAAAGTGTTCTTTAATTTCTCGATTACTTGTTTTAGCACTACTAATATATCGATTTAGTATAAAGAATTCGTTTTTAATTACTTTTCTTTGATCATCGTCAACATCGTCCCATAGGCTTTTACTATTAAGATCGATAGCTGCTAGTTTTTCTTTTAGTTCAAGTTTTTCACTCATTTTGGATCATCTTTGCTTAATCTATATATAAGTTTAACACGTTCCATAGCCTTTTGTAAAGCAGGATTGGTTTTCGCTGCCTGTCTTATCTCATTCCATAAGATATGGTCTTCTAGATCTTTTTGTCCGATATTGTTAGTTTGAATATGACTATTGTTCATATCGTATTGATACCCAACAAGTTGTTTATGATTAGTGCCAAACTCTCGGGCATAAACAGTTTTCCCACCGTCAGGGCTTTCGTAAATATAAGATTTTCCTGGGCTAAGATTTCCCATTATTTTTATGTACCATAATACAATCTTTATTGTAGGCAACTTCTTCTACATATCCCCATTTTTCCAATATCTTTACAGGATAATTTTTGTCTAAATTATACCTAATTGTATGTCCTTTTCTTTCCATAAGAATAACAGGTTTATACTTTTTTATTGTCTCCTCAGCACCTTCTAATATAAAAGGTTCGTAACCTTCACAATCGATTTTAATAAAATCAATATCCGAAATTGATAACGAATCTAGGGACATAATTAAACTATTCCCGTCTTGATTAGGCAATATATAAGTTCCTAATGTACCTCTACTTTCGTCAAGATTAACAGTTTTATTTTTTTCTCCTAATCCGTGATTATAAATTTTTACATTATCTAGCTTAAATCTTTTTTTGTTTTCGATTAGACAATTTCTTACTGGTTCATAAATTTCAAAAGAATGAACATTAGTAAATAAATGACTTAAGTTGTATGACATTATTCCATAATGTGCTCCAGCATCTATAGCTACTCTTTTTTGTTTACAAAAGTTAATAGCAGTATAGAGAAGATCTTTTTGATAGTCGATGATAGTTACATCTTCTTTTTGGGTTCGCTTTTTTTCCTTACGAATTGCACCGTTTAATTTAGTATCTCCTGGAAGCATTGACCAATCTTCCATAATTTTTGGATCAAATGTCATGTTGTTTATCTTTAGAAAATCCTACTGTTTCACGCTCAATGTCATCATGATCAAACTGTGCCCAATATAATTCAAAAGCCACAGTGTTTTGAAGAGCTTCAAATTGATGATATTCACCAGGAGCAACTTTGGTATAGTCTCCAGCCTGTAGAATAGTCTCATCTATTAAATCATAGTTATTTTTCCACACCCTGATTAGTAGGCTACCACTTTCGACAAAAAATCCATTCCACTTGTGCATATGCTTGTGTTTGCTACATACACCGCCTTTTTTAATTTCAATTCGATGGAATTCTAAAACACCGTTAGCTTCCACTAGTTCTGTATTACCCCATACTTTTCCAGCTATCATTTTAATCCTCAAAGTATTTTACTTAAATCTATCAATTCACTTTGTCTACTTATCTCTTTAACAAAGTAAGAACACAGTGGAGCAGGTTTATTATCTATAGGAACTGCTAATAATTGGTTATTTTTCATTTTAGGGAAATACCATTTTACATCATTATAAAAGTTTATAATTTCGATCTTATGAAACTCAACTTTGAACCCTGTTAATGGATTAAAGCAAAATGCTTCAAATCCTCTATCATTCAAACTAGACAAAGGTAGTATTTCTATGTCACAGGCACTGGTGCTATCACCTACTGCTATAGACCAATCAATAGGCATAGTTACTTCGTGCGGCCCAATCTTTAATACCATTGCAGGACTATTAAAACTTTCTAAGAATATCAAAGGTACAAAAAAGAAATCAGGGTTTGTAGGTTCACTATTATCTAAAATTGCGAAACGAATGTCTTCTTCTAGCTCATCAGGTAGATTGTTTAAATCAAATAATTCATTGTCTAGTGTCAAAATCTGCATAATTATTTCCAGTCATTTTTTTCTTGTGTAAAGGGGTACTTGGCCTCTTTATAAAATTTCTTTCTTTGTGTAAGGTGCCTCTTGGCAAATTTACAGGTACTTGTGATATCCCAGATTTGAACGAAGTCTTTATCTTCAGCTTTTCGCACACCTCGTCCAATGCTTTGGATAACCCTAACAAAGCTCTTTCCGGGTTCCAAAAGAACCAGATTAAAAATCCTAGGGATATTAATACCCACAGCGGCCACACCATAAGTCGCCACAATAATCTTGTTGTTAGCAGTTGCCACTTCATCATATTCTTCTTTGCGATCCTTAGTTTTTACCTCACCTGATATAAAAACACTATCTTTGATATTTTCTATAATAAATTTGCCAGTATCAATTCTGTTCACTAAAACTAACGTGTTTCCACTTTCACTGATTGAATTAACTAGTCGTGAAATGTATTCCATTCTATCTTTGTTAGTAACCAAATATTTTAATTCTTCTGCATAACTTTTAAATTCCAGCAGGTCTACTAATTGAATTACGTTAACGTGGCAATTGCTCAATACTCCTGCTTCTTGTAATTCATGAGCAGATACTTTGTGAACTACTGGTCCAATGCTGGCAAATATAGCTTGATTTTCAAAATCTTCTTTAGGTATAGTTCCAGTTAATCCCCATCGTATAGCAGCGTTACAAAAATTTTGAGTAAGTAGGTTTTTTAACACTGCTGCTTTTGCCATATGGACTTCATCGACGATCACAGTTGTTACACCATCTAAAAATTCAGCTAATGTAATAATTTCTTCTTGGTATTCTTTGCTTTTTTTATCTAAAATATTGAGACTTTGCCAAGTGCAGATAGTATGAGTTTTTCCTAACTCCTTTCTATCTCCATAATAAACTCCAACGTCTAATTCACAATTTATAAAATCTTCTTCAGTTTGTTCAACAAGACTTTTATTTGGAACAATGGTTACAGTTCGTCCATAAGGCTCGCATATTTTACTAAGTGTGGCTGTAGTAATAGTTTTTCCAAATCCAGTTGCAATCTCTTGTAAACATTGAGGATTTTCTAAAAATTTATTAATTACTTCAACTTGATCTTCCCGTAATCTTATTGGGTTACCTTCGAATCGATGTCCTTTAGGCCAACATTTATCTCCCCAGAAATCTTCTGCAATCTTAGGAAATATAAATTTGTGTGAATCTCTATTATCTATTACTTCTTCTACATCAACACCATTAGACTCGAGAACTTCTAGTATTTTAGGCAATTGGTGAATATACCCGTTGCCGCCTAATCCAAATAAACTTACTGATCCATCCCATCTTCCAAGTTTATATGCTGGACGATATCTAGCAGTAGGATCTACATATTTGAAAGTATTGCTCAATTTTCGACGTATTTCAACAGGTAGTCCTTCGATCTTAAGATTGACTTCATCTTTGATTATTAATTTACACGACTTCATGATGATCTGCCATTATTGGTTTCATTGCTGTATAATAAATTATACAATCTACTTGATCACACCATACTGTAATTTTATTATTATTAAAATTATTAGTGAAACTTATCACACTTGATGGGTACCAATTAGAAGTGTTGAAAAATTTAGGTAATTTACTATTATCTATTATAACAGCATCTGTATCTTTGTAAAGCCAAGTATTTAGGTTATTATTAGATATAAATTTATTAAAGTCATCTCCTACCTTAGTATCTAGCCTAAAAAATACACTACAGGTTTTATTGATTGTTTTAATAATTTGGTATATTTTTTTAAGTTGTTCAGTAGATTCTATTGGTTTATGACCGTCTAGTATGAATAATATTGGGAAACGTTTTAGGTTAGTTATTGAATTTATCAAAGTTGTCATATCAATATTATTACTATTAATCCATATTCTAGGTTTTATCCTACTAGCTATACTATAGTCTAGTGTATTGTCTATTTTTATAGGTCGTAATCGGTAAGAATACTTGATTTGCCTATCTAGTAAAAGTAAAGTATTGTTTTTATAATCTGCTCCAAGTTCTTTTTCAAGCATATTCTTAATTTTACTATTGGATTCCAAAAAAGAATATTCGACGTTGTCTGTCGTTTTTTTGATTTCTTCTATTTCTTTGTAGAAATTTAATAAAACTTGGTCTATATCGAATTTAAAACTACGTAGCGCTTTAATTATTTTGTAAATGTTATCTTCAGTTAATAAGAGGCTTGTAGTTTTATTATTAATAATATTAATTGAAATCTTTTCTTTTAAAATAATGCCTGTTAAGGTTTCTTTTATTCTTTTATTAAAGCTATATTCAATAAAAAAATTAGTATTGTCCCCAGGAACTAAAAAAATACGTTTAGTTTGTTCTATTATTCTAAATGGCTCTGACCAAATAGGATTTTTAAGGAACGATAGATCGTCATAGACTGGTGTTAATTTAGTAATATTTTCGTTTAAAATTTTAAGTAACAATTTTCCTTGATTTTCGGTAAGGAATTTTCCTGAGCGTAATTGATTACAAAAACTACTAAGGATTCTTTTATCATTTACGGGAAATAAATCAAATTTTTCATTTAGTTTTGAATAACTTAGATCTAATAAAATTTTATCAACTGGTTTCATGATAGTATTATAAGCGATATAGTTTTAAATGTCAAGACCTTTTAACAATCTCCTCAAAGGATCTCCGTTTGAAATCTCCTCTACAGTCCATTCAGTATGGCATAGTTTAATTAACCATTCTTTTCTATCATAGAGCTGAGGATTTTGTAAATTTTCTAGTTTTTTATTAGAAACTGGGTAAGCTAAACTATCTAAATCAGTAAAAATCGGAATTCCTTCTATGGCTGCAATGATACCTGGATTACTACAAGGACTTATAACACTGTATGCATTTTTAAAATCCTCCATTAGATCAAAGTCATCATAAGTTCCACTAATTTTTTTAGGTATTCTTACTTCTATGCCTAAATTAGGTAAAAATTGACACCATTCGTAGTCTCTAGGATGGGGTCTGAATAAGATTTTTCTATCTGTGTATAATCTTATGTTGTCGACTAGTGATGTGAGCCATTGTTGCGGTTTAGGTCTTGTTGACCATTGTTCGCTTTTTGTGTGTTGTCCGCAAATAATAATTTTTTCACCTAAATTTTCGGTGTTTTTTAAGAAAATTCCTAATTTTTGTGGCCTGTTTGAATCAAGAGGTTCATTAAGAGAAAATTCTCCAAGATTATTAATATGCTCTAATCCAATTCTCCAAGTTGTTTCGCGTTTTAAACCGCCTACCTCAATTATGACAAGTTTTTTCCCCTCTTTTTTAGCAAAATTCCAAATTTCTTGGTTAGCTTTCATTCTTCCGGCCCAAAGTACTGACCAAATTACCAGAATTTCTGCATCAAGGTTATTTCGAACCGTGTTAAGGCCTAATTTTTTTGCTCCAGCTTCAAAAGCATCGAAAATGGGAACACTATTTAGAGCACCATATTGAGTAAAAAGTGAAATTTTCATAAGATATATAGTAATATATTATTTACTGGGATTGAAATGCCAAAATATGTTGTAGTAACGACTTTTAATGCCAAAGGCTATGAGCAATATGCTCAAAAATTTTTAAAAACATTTTCAGAGCACTGGCCGTCTAGTGTTGAGTTATGGGTATATACTGAAAATTGTAACATTGGTGAAAAATTTCATAATTTAAAGCTTTTAGACTTACATTTGGTTAGTCCAGAAATTGTAAAATTCAAAAATCAATGGAAGGATGTTCCTAAAGCAAATGGAGATGTTAGTACTGATCCTGTAAGAAGCCGCAGAAGAGATGCCGGTAAAGGTTTTAAATGGGATGCAGTGAGATTTAGTCATAAAGTGTATAGTATTTTTCATTGTGCCTCAAATTCGCAAGCAGATATTTTAATCTGGATGGATGCTGATATGATTTGCCATAGTCCTATTAACATTGAGCAAATAAATCGGTTAATTCCTGAAGATAAAGATCTTTGTTATTTAGGAAGGGAAGGGAAATACCCAGAATGTGGTCTATATAGTTTGAATTTGAAGAGAAATTCTGTACAAATGTTTCTTAAAGAATTTCAGAGAATGTATGATCAAGCAGAATCGGGAATTTTTGAGCTAGAAGAGTGGCACGACAGTTTTGTATTTGAAGAAGTGAGAAAAAAGTTTCCTAATTTAAACTCACTTAGCTGGAGTGCCAGATTAAATGACATAAGACCCCATAGAACCAGTAGTCAAGGGGAAGGTCACCCCCTTATTAATACTGATTGGGGAGGATACTTAGATCATCTTAAAGGTTCTAGGAAAATTTTAGGTAAAAGTAATTCTCTTGATTTAAAAGTAAAAAGAACAGAAGCTTATTGGTCTAATAATGTTTAATTTTTATACTTTAGGCAGAGATAAGTACGGAGTTGATGCTTTCACTATAGGAGGTAATGGAAAATTTGTCTCTGTTGAAGAAGCATTTCAAAATTTTACAGTTCCAATGTGCTGGGCAGGAAATTATAAACTGTCTTTACAAGAACATTGTGAAAAGTATAATATAAAATATTATAATTTGGATTCTGGGTATTTTGGGAACATTAAAAGTAAAATTTTTAAAAGAATAAGCATTAATGGTTTACAAGATACTGGCCCAATAGTTCATAGACCAGATGATAGGCTTAAAAACCTAAAATTAAATATTGAAAATTATAAAAGAGGCTCATCTATTGTCTTAGTGCCTCCTGACAGTAAAAAAGCTTATACTTTAAACATAGATCTGTCAGCTTGGATCAGAAATATAAGTGAAGAGATAAAATTATACACGGATAGACCGATTAAAATTAGAGAAAGACCAGTTTTACGTATGGACAGGACAAAGTTCGATACTTTTAATGAATTTATTAAAAATGATACTTATTGTGTTATAGGATTTAGCAGTAATGCATTGGTTGAAAGTATAATTAAAGGAATTCCTGTAATTCCAGTAGGTCCTAGTGCTACAAAAGTGTTTTCTAAGTACGAGGTTAGAGATTTAGCAAATAATATACCAAATATAGACAACGATATAAGATATGCTTGGTTATGTCACCTTAGTTATAGGCAATTTACCAATGAAGAAATGTTATCTGGCCTAGCTTGGGATTTAATGAACTAATTTATCGAAATAAGGCCCTGGTCCTAAGTAACGACCAAAGTCTGTTGGCCTAGCAGCATTTAACCCACGCAATGGAGCATATAAAAATAGCCTTTTACTTTTAAGATAAAGTGTTTCATATCCTTTTTCTTCTAAAAAAGCACAACAAATATCGATATCTTCATTTACTTCAAATATTATCCAAGGTCTGCAACGATTAATAGTCTGCTCTGCACCTTTTAGAACATCTAATTCCCATCCTTGTACATCAATCTTAATCAAATCTACATCATTTAAATTTTCTTTGTCAATAGTAGTAACTTTAACCTGATAACTGCTTTTTGCACCAGGTCTACATAATTTTCCATCTCCACAATTTTTTCCAGCCTGATGGAAATCTGCTGTACCTTCAAAGTCTGCTAGTGCAACTTTCCTTATATCAATAGTTTTAGGAACATTTAGTTCTAAACATTCAATATTTTGTAAACTAGGTTCATAAGCTATAACATTATTAAAATAAAAACTCATTGGTAACGCCCAAATGCCTACATTAGCTCCTACATCTATAAAAGTTCTCTTATTGGGTATTGAATCTATAATTTGTGTCCTATATCTACCTTCATAGCTAGGATAAGCTTTAATTTTATCATTTGAAAGAACAAAAGTTATTTTTTGATCATCAGTAGGTACATACCAGCCATTATCTAAAATCTTCATAATTCACCCCTAATAAATTCCCATGCTTCACCAGATCTAAGTTCTTCAAAATTCCAATGACTCATTGCAATTTTTTCTAACCATTTATCACGTTCAGGCTGAATAGGAGATTCTATTTTACTTATGTCAGTGTTAGAGATATCGTTAGCCTGACTATTTGCAGAAGTTGGATCTAACACAAATACAGGAATACCTTCTATAGCACTTGCTACACCTGGACTACTGTTGTAAGTTATAGTGGCCCAGGCACCGATTAAATCAGACTGTAAGCTTTCATTAGTGCTTAAAATAACTTTAGGATGATTATTTGTAAATTTAGTTTTGCTATCTCCGGGATGAAGTCTTACAACAATAGTTCTATCTGAATAAAGTCGTATAGTTTTTATTGTTGTATCTAACCAGGTCAATACATCAAGACCCTGCATACTCCAACCACCGTTTCTTTGTATACAAATCAAGATATGATTACCGCTTTCTCTCCAAGGTTTAACATTTATTCCTAATTTATTTTTAATCTTTTGCCAACGATTTGCATCAATGTTTTTAGTAAAATAATATCCAGTAGTAGGAAATATACCATCAAAACTATAGCGTAGGTAGTGATGTTTATTAGTTTTATCTACATATAAGAAAAGATTACTATCTACTATCAGTGTTTTCTTTTTGTTTAATTTTTGAAATTCTAAAACTTTTCTTCTAAGATCTAAATGAGGAAGTGATTTACCTTGTTCATGAACAAATCCCTGAATTACTGCTAAATCACATTCTATAAGATTATCATCTTTATGTAAGATTCCGGTATCTTTTGATCTGTTTACTCCTTCAGTAAAATACTCTAAAATTAAAGGTTTTTCTAGATTTTTGTTAGGGCTAGGAATCCCTGCTAGATATGAAACAACCTTTTTAGACATGATATTTTTTTACAGTTTTTAAAGCAAAGCCTGATAAAATTTCATCACGAGTAAACTGACTATAGCTTAACATTGCCAGCCAAGGTGCAATATTGAGCCTAGGTAAATTATTAATTTGGCTGATACTATTAGCTGTTACTGGGTTAGAGATATGTTTTGATAATGTAATAACTGGAATGCCTGCCCAAATCGATTCAACAGAAGCATTACTATTAATGTTTATGATACAATAGTAATCATCGCTCATTAATTTAAAAAATAGAGGTTTACGTTTTTTCTTATTAATTTTAGGTCTAAAATAAACAGGTTTATCACTGTATTGTCTTATTTCTTTAACAATATTATATTTCCATTTTTTAATATCTACTCCAAACATTTTTGCTTGAAATGGACCAGGTTCTATTACTAAAATCTTATGTCCATCTTGTCTCCAAGGCCTAGGAAACATTTTAAAACTATCTAATCTAGTGCTTGGAGCTTCAAAAAACTTTCCGTAATGTATTTCATTTACTACTATACGATGCCATTTTTTATTAGTTTCAATAAAATTTGTGTAACCTGAGTCAATAAAATAAAAAGGTAAATTGTTTTGAATTTTATCTTGAATAATAGTATCGGAGGGGCTAGTGTTTCTTATTATACAAAATTCATTAATGTTTTTATATTCTTTTCGTCTGATAAACTTTGCCTCTTTGTTTATTTTTAGTCCTAAAGTTTTTACAAAATTAATTTTTTTATGTTTTTTATAAGCCTTAAATATTCGCTCTTTACCAATTTTATCAACAACTTTGTTAAGATTGTTTTTAAGAAATTTGTAATAGGTTCCTTTTCTAGTATCAATAATTTCTCTAACTGATCGTAACCAATTTATAACATCTGCTTCAGCATAGTTTCTGCATTTTTTCTTTATTTTTTTAAACTCTGCTTCTTTATTAAATCCGTAAGCAGATCTTATTTTATGTGCAGTATCTCGCATCCGGGTCCTATAAGAATTCATCAAGGAAAATTCAATCTTAGGAAACTTATATGATCTCATATCAGTTGTATAATAATCATATAAAAAATCTAAAAGTTCACTGTCATTTACTATAAGTTTCATTTAATATTTCCCAGGCATAACCATTTTTAATTTCTTCTTCTGTAAATTGATTATGAGCCAAATTACAACATTGTTTATATATTAACTCTTGATCAGGGTAAAAAGGAGTTTCTATTTTAGTTAAATCATTCAACCCTAAAGGTCCTGCACAACAAGGTACACTATAAAAAGCAGGTATTCCATAATTTATAGATTCTATAGCTGCAATACTGTTATATACAACAGTAGCAAAAATATCCTTATCAAGAGCATCGTAAATAGAGTCAACAATTAATCTATGACTACGCCCTTGTTTTTTTCTAATAATGATGGGTTTATTACTTAGCGATTTTAAAGTATCTACAGTTTCACTTAGCCAGGTATTTAATTCCTGCCCATAAAATCTACACGATTTATTATTAGGAACAACGATTAGAATATTTCTTCCATCTTTTTTCCAGCCTGGAAAATGTAATCTAGAATCTCCTTTTAAAAGGGCAAGCCATCTAGTTTCTGGAGCTGATCTTATGCTAGTATGTTGTAATTCGTTTTTAACTACTCTATGCCATAATTTCTTGCCTAGTGGGTTACCTTTACTAATAAAATTTCCAAAATATCCTGTATCCATATAGTAAAAATCTCTTTTTTGATTTTTACATTTTACAATAGCTTTTCTGCTAGAAACTCCTCTTACTACTAAAGGTTTTGTAAGATCATTAAGGTCTATAGTTAAAGAATTTTTTGATCCAGTTATTAAGAACTGTTCAAACCCTGCGTCGTTCATTTTAATTTAGGTTGTTCACAGTAGTTTGTAAGAATTTTTTCTGAATGCCATTCATTAGCCATTGGTGTATTAGCAAACTCATAAAAGCTAGGCAGTCCTAAAGTATAATGTAATAGTTTAGCACTTTGATTTTCTCCAAGCTCATCGGGTAACCAGTTCCATTCAATAGGAAGTTCTCCTACATCGGCTTTTTCATCAAGCCAAGTAAACCTATGCAACTGTGATCCAGTTGATCCTTGAATAAACTCTGGAGTTAAAACTCTATTTTTAGGATGGCTACAGTTCCACAAAATGACACTTGACCAGTTTTTACAAGGATAGTCTTCGTTTTTAGCACCTAGATATTTTACAGGCATACGAGTTTTATAATTGTGCTTGACTACCTGTACAGCAAATTTTTCTTTTCTTAAGTTCCATAGATTTGTTATATCGTCCCTTAAAATCATATCGCCGTCTATAAAAATAGCCCAACCTTTATAACTCATTAAGTATGGAACTAAAAATCTACTATAGATAAAGTTATTACTACCATCAGTGTGTAGTTCTTTATAGTCTTTGAGTAAATTTAATGCCAAAGGACTAATAGATAACGGGTTAGTAGCTTGCCTGATAATACTGTTAGCACAGACATGGTAAGCAACTATTTCTCTTTGATCATACCCAATAAAAAGTTTTATCATCTTTGCTCAATGTCCTCTTCTTCGCATCTGTCACCGAATTGAACTACTAATATATGGCAATAGTTATCTGTATTATTAATAGCTTGATGCCAAACGTTTTTACCTATTAGGTAGGAATCATTTCTATGTTTACTAACAGTATTTTGAACTTTTCCAAATTCCGTGAGAATTGAACATTGTCCTTGAAGGACGTACCAATGCTCATCTCTTAGATTATGCTTTTGAAAGCTTAATTTTGAATTAGGATTTATCACTAGTTCTTTAACTTTATAAGTTTTGGAGTCACTTAAGCTTCTCCAATACCCCCATTGCCTATCGACCGTATTCATGGTTGTATTTACAAAGTTGCATCCTCCATACCGGCAACTCTGAGTTTAACAATGTTAGTAATCATCCATTGTTTTTGATCAAGTGCTTTAGTTACACCTAACCATTTGTTTCGTATTAAAGCGAATTCATTGATAATTTTTTCGAAATCGATGACGTCATCTTCTCCGTCTACAAACTTTTCACAGTCTCGGCTACTCAAAGCACGTTGATAGTTTTCAAGGTATTTTCGAAAAAATCTACTTTTTAAGCGACGTAATTCTATATTTAAATATTCAAGTATTGCTTCAATCTCTTGAAGTTGCCCAAATCGCTGTTCTACGATGCCTGGCATATTGGCAGCAGCTTTTTCTATATTACCCGTTATACGACTATCTTGTCGTGCTGCTTGTAATTCAGATTCGTAATATGCCACGGCATCAGGAATGTGACTAATATCCTTGGATATTTTTGTGTACCAATTCATTCGTCGTCTTCGTAGTCCCAGTTATCTTCTTCGTAGTCCTCTTCTTCATCCTCGCCTTGATCTAGATAATATTCTATAGCAGTATCTAAGTCATCGTCAATTCCAGTAGCTGATTCCAAAATTTTATCTGAAATTCCGTGGTCAGCTAATAAGTCGATATATCTTTCAGCTACAGCCTCAAGCACTTTTTTATCTACATACTCTTTAAACAGCATCCAGATATCGGCGATTTGATTTTCATTCATTTGCTACAGGCTCCTCAGTTTGTTCAGTTATAGTTTTTTTATGATAATGAAAGTCGTTCATTATCATATGTAATTTATCTTCTTTCCACTCTTTTCGGTAGTATAAGTGTTCATTACCTGAACTGTCAACAAACTTGAGTCTGTTCCCTTGCTGAACTAATAGTCCTTCTTTTTCAAATAAATCTACTAGCCCACTACAAGGATTCATGCCTGTTTTGTAAGGAATCTCAACTTCCATAGTTTCAAAAGGCTTGGCATATCGTGTTTTCATAATCTTACAGGCAGCACGAATACCGTGAACCTGGCTAGTTTTATTGCCATCCCCATCAACTTTAAGTTTTAATTTGCGCATAGCAACTACAATTGAGCTGGCATAGATAAAGCCTTGTCCGCCACTAATCTTATCATCAGGGTCAAACATATCCTGGCTAGCATATGTATGATTAGTAGCAACTAACCCTACATTATGACTACCAAACATATTGACACAATTACGAACAAGTGCAGTCAGTGCCTTGGGCTTACGGCCCATATCACCTTTAAGGTCTCCTGCTTCAAACTGATTAACGTCGGTTGGGGTTAATAGCATACCTAGACTATCTATAACAAATAGTACTTTAGGCTTATCAGTTTCGCTTAGTGCCTTAAACTCTTTCATAAACTCGTTAATAGTTTTAGCTACGTCATCAATCATAGCCATATTGAGTTTGAGGAGTTTGTTCTCGTTGGTATCAACACCTAAGGCAGTTAGCCACGATTGATCTAGTGCGTTTTCACTGTCAATCAATACAACATAGATGCCTTGTTCTTGTGCGTGTCGAATAATATTGCCTGAGCAGATGTAGCTTTTACCAGCACCACTTTCACCGGCAAACACAGTAACTTTACCCAATGGGATACCTTTATTAAAGTCGCCGCTAATCAAATAGTTTAGGGCGTAGTTGCCTGTGCTTACCCAATCAGTAGGATCGTTAAATCCTACACCAAGACCATCGATACTCTTGGTTAATGTCTTACGAAATTTACTTAAATCAAAAGGTTTTGTTGCCATTACTTTATTCCTTTAGGATACTCTTTTGGTTCTACAACAATGTCAGTTCTGCCAATTGCTGATAGCCAAGTGTTTAATCTATGAATTATAGTAGAGTCATCTTTGGGATTGTCAAAATTGATATTACAATCCATTACAGTATCCCCTGTGTCTGCTTCGCGACTACTGTAATTTAAACTAAAACTTTCATTAATTTTTACTAATTTTGCCATTATATTCTCCGTGAAGAAGGCTCGGGCTGTTAACCCGAGCATTGTTATTATTGTTGTTTACGATTGCGAATCATAGCAAGAATATCTTCAGCCTTGCTACCACCAGCATTAGCAGTCGCTTTTGAATCTTCTGCTTTAGGAGCAGGAGCAGCCTTAGCTACAACTGGTTCATCGTCGTACTCTTCTTCAGCCGGTGCAGAAGCTTTGGCTGGGCGAGCAGCCGGATCACCGGTAGCGGAGCTCATACCGGCTGGTTTAAAGTATTGACTCCAGCGTTCCATATCAAAAGGTTCACCGTCAACACTAGCTTCAAACATTTCTTTAATTACCTGTACCTCAACATTTCCGGGTTTCTTTGGTAGATAATCTTTGAGATTAAAAAGACCGTGTGCAGATAATGCCTGTGTCTCACTGTCTCCTAATGGACGACTACGGCGGCTCCATTTGCTAGTGCTATAATCTGCATAACCACCTTTACTGGTCTTGATCAGCTTGAAGTCAACGCCATTTACTGCATCAGTAGGTAAGTCATCCATTTCTGGGTCAAGTAATGCTCCACGGATAAGCTGGAAAATTTGAGGGCCAATAATAAGTCTACGAATTGGATTTTCAGGACGGCTTTCTTCTTTTAATCCATCTTCAACTACAAAGCCTTGGAAAATATAACTACGTTTTTTCCAATATTTACGACCCATATCTTCTAAACTAGGGTCTTTAAACCAACCACGCACTTCGCTAAGAATTGGGCAGGTTTCTCCATACATCTCCATACAAGGAACATTTACTACTACTGGTTTATTTTCTGTAGAATCTTTAATTCCAGGAAATGGCAATTTAATCATTGCACGTTCTACCCAGAAAAATGTGTTATTGGTATCTCCGTCAGGAAGAAAACGGACTGTTGACTCACTACCTTCCTTTAAGTTCCAGAAGGGATAAATCGAATTATCACCGCCTGACCTATTACCCTCTCCATTTGAGCGGGCTTCTTGTTCTTTTAATTTCGCGCGAATTTCTGCTAAAGATGCCATAATTTTTCTCCTATTGTTAGCCTCTATATTTGCCTATATTGTTTAACACCAGTTAAACAAAAAACGCATACTTGTTATTGTATGCGTTTTTATTTAGTCTTGCAACCTCAAAGATTGCCGAAACTTGATTAAATCAAACCAGCTAATTTCCTAATTCTATTACTTTCAAACACTTGATTTAACTCAGCCATCACCCGTTCTGCAATTTGGCCTGCGTCTTCACCGAATTCTTTTTCTACTGCAATCTTAACACCTTCTTCACCTTTAGGGAACTGTCCGGTATTTTCGTCATACATTGACTTAATAAATTCTACTACTTCTTGAGCACCTTTGCTTTCTGTAAAGAATTCATCTGCATCAATGCCAACCATAGCGGCTGCTTCGCCAAGTGTCATATCTTGACCGCCTAAATTGATAATAGTTTCTTTTTTAGCTCCTGCTTTTTTGGCTTTTTCCATAGCTGCCTTGGCTAGGTGTTTGGCACGACTATGCCCGCCGTGCTCTGCGTTATCCCCAGCATCTTTCTTTTCCTTAGGCGGATCTGGGTCAAACGGTGGATCATCTTTTTCCGCTTCGGTCATTGCCAGTTCATGCATATATGCTTCAAAGTCACTAAGTTCTTTAAGCTCAGATTCAATTTCATTTACAGGGTCCTGTGTGCTATTACCATTAATTAGATCTTCTGGTGTTAGCTCTTTGACTGGTCCCGAATCTTCTCCTACTAGTTTATAAATGTATGGAAATACATTTTTAAGTTCTTCATTGAAGCTTCTAATAGTTAATCTGTCTACCCAATCATTAACAATATCTTCTGGGATCTCTACCTTGTCATTGGCAGTAAAACTTTCTGCAAATGATTGATAATAGTTTTTACTTTGTAGACTGTGGATTTCTTTTTTGACCTGATCAATGCGCTCTAAGACTTTACCTTGTATATTGCCCATTGCTTCACTAACCATTTCATTACGGTCTACATAGCCTTTAAACATTCTAAGTTTAGATAATTCTTCACTTAATCCGATTATGTGTTGGCCAATTGGATCATAGCTAGTTCCGCCGTGAGCTACGTGAACAGCTAAAGCTCTTGCTCCGTTTAAATGTTTAAATGGATATTTGAAGCGTTCTCCTTCAGAGCTTTCAACAAAGATGCTTTCAATATGCATAGCACGACCAGCTGGAATGTCATAGTTAACAGGTTTGCTATGTTTTACTATTAGTTTTGCTTCTCCCATTTCCTGAAAACTGGTCCTGGAAGTTCCCCATAATTTTTTACTTTCACTCATTGCGCCATCTCCGCGATTATTGGCCAAATATAACTGCTGTCTAGAATCTAAATTGCTTTTTGTTATATCTCTAATGTTATATTCCATAAAATGTCTACTTGCAAAATCACTTAAGCTTTCTAAAAAACGAAACCATCTATGTTTAATAGGCTCAGGTTGATTAGCAACTATATCTTGACTATACATTACTACTAAGCCGTCGCTTTCTTCACCTGGGTTATCGTCTATACTTACTGTAATTGTGCCTAGGTCTATATTATTTTTTACATAGTTAAATTCAAAAAACCTAGCATCTTTTGCTCTATCAGTAGGATCTTCATCTTTATCTCGTAATTTGATGCTTGGAAATTGAGTTCGTAATTTTCCAAAAAGTTCCATAGCAATATTTTCTAGGTTTTTTTCCATAACTATATTTATCAAAGGGCTGTTGAAATGAAAATAGGCATAGGGGGTTCATATTCTTCTTCATTCCAGGCTTCATTTGTGCTGAAAGCATCAAATATTTTGCTATCCCAATCTGCTAAAATTTGAGTCATTCTTACAATAAGTAAACAGGCACTTACTAAGTCATCTTGCTCTTCTAGCTTGGCCTTATAGGTAATTCCACTTGCCACAAAAGTTTTTAACTCTGAAACAAGAGGCTTGCTATTAACAGTGAGTTTATTAGATTCTATTAGGTACTTTAATCTGGCACAAGCACTAATTTTAGTTTTGTGAGTTGTATTAAATCCTTTTCGGAATTTTCTAACGTGCCCCTTTCTTATTGGTTCACTGATAAAAAGCCCTGGAAAAGTTTCTTCACCTAAGTCTCTTATACATATTAGTCCTGCTTCACCTATGTTATTATTTTCTATACTCCAATAGATATTATTATTGTTATCTTCACCGATACATTCTGAGATGTAGCGTAAAATATCTCTCATAATTTTTACTTGCTGGCTTATTTGAGTAAGGTTGTGCTGCCATTCTCCGACCTGTGTGAAGCTAGGTAATTCAAATATCTCTATAGCAGCATTATTTCCACCTGTTCCTAAGCTAGGATCTAGTGCAATAGCATAACTGAATTCTTTACTAGGAGTTTTATACCATCGTATTTGTCCCATATTTAAAATAGGTGCTTTTCCTTCCATTCCGGCTAAATGAATACTATTGATAAGTGTTTCATCATAGATTAAGAATTCGCAGTTATATTCACGACGAAAACGTTCTTCTCCAATGCGCCCCCGTTCTTCTGTAGCCCAAGCATCGTCTCTGTCAGGGTGTTCATCCCATTGACAGGTAAAGGGATAAAAGCCATTAATACCTACTTCACGTTCATTACCATACTCATCAAATTTCTTGTTAGCTTCCTTCCATATCATAGCAAATGTATCTTCGTCACTGTTAGGTGTGCTAGTAATAATACATTTACCACCAGTTGCTAGTGTAGGACTTATTGAGGTCCAAAATTCAGCAGCAATATTAGGTGGCACAAAAGCAAACTCGTCACAGTAGAGTAAACTAATACTCATACCTCGTCCTGTGTTTTCAGTAGTAGTTGTGCTTACAATACGACTGCCGTTGTCAAATTCTATGCTACCTTTGTTATAGTTTGTTACACCACATCGTATATGGTCGGGACACAATTCATAGCCATATCGAATACGCTGCATAATTTCCTGCGACCCTGTATATTTGTGTGCTGAAATTAAAATAGTTTGATCAGGATGAAACATTGCATACCAAAGCAGATATCCTGCGGCACAGGTAGTTTTACCCATTTGTCGTGGTAATAAGTTTACATTAAATCTATGAAAATGATATGCATCTAATAAACGTGTTTGGTAAGTAAAAGGTGCAAATAAAAGCTTACCTCTTACAGGATGTTGTATGTAAAAGAAATTATCACAAAAATAATGATAGCCATTATCGGCACTACACTTAACAAGGTCTTCTACCTGATCATTAGTGAATGATGTTTGCTTATGTGCCTTTTTAATTAAGACACCGTCTAAACTTTTTCCAGCCATAATGTATTTAAGAAAAAAATAGGCTCTATGAGCCTATTTAGAAGTTTTGGTTACAAGGATTATTGATATTTTTTATATAAGTTTTCTAAATTTTCGCGTATTCTCGCAACTGCCATAGGATTATCTCCAGGTTGTGTTGCTGGATAATTTCCGTGTGGCTTATGCAAATCATTTCCGGCCATAGGCAATGGAAGATTTTGTTCTGAAGGCTCATTGGCGAATTCGTCAACTGGCTGGTCATCACCTATTACTACACCTTTTTTAGCCCCCATATCACCGTGTTCATCGTCATGTGGGTGGTCCATTTTTCCGATCAAATCGCCTAGGTCATCACTGCCACCACCGTGTTCTCCTTCAATGTTTTTAAGGATATTAATTAAATCTCTAATACCGCCTGAACCACTACCACTCATATTAACATTCATACTAACATTATCCTGTTGAGTAGATGGACCAGGCCCCATCTCTGGTCCACACTCATTTGATAAAGTTTCTTCTCGTTTAATGTCTCCTGTCCCCTTGCCATTAATTTTAATTTCTTCACCGGGAGGAGTGTTTTGAACTGCCTGTCCATAAGCGTTGCCTTCATTGGGTTCTTCTACGACAGGATTATCTAATTCATATATTTTTTTATAAAGTTCTTGAAAATTCATTTTGATGTCCTTAATTAGAGAATCTGCCAGTTAGACCCTTAAGGGCACTTTTTGCTGGTCCTGGTTTTGCCATTTCATTGGCTTTTTCTCTATGAGCCTTTTTAGCTAGTAACTGGTCATTTACACCTTTGTATTGCTGTGGCTCGTTCTTTTTACGTTCTTTAGCAAGTTCTTTTAGGAAAGCAGAAACGTGTTTTTCACCTACTAAACTTTGATGGTTTTCTTTAGGAAAGTCACATTGGCCAATAAGAGCTTTTCCGCCACTTGTTTCTGGATTTTCTTTAACCTCTGCTGCTTCTTCTTCCCGTAGACTTCTTACTTTTACAAAGCTAACAGGCACACCTGTATGTTCTGCAATATAGCTTGTTAAAACTGTGCTTGTTGTAGGATACTTGCAATCAACATCAAACACGCTAACTTCTAAATTTTTAAGATCAGGAAAGTCAGGTAATGTTTCTTGGATAGGGACTGTTTTTGACTTTGAAAATTTGCAACATTCATATTTTTTTAGACAAGTTTCTACAACATCTTCAAAATTATCAGGCAGCTCACCTGCAACTTTTAACTTAAAGCTGTAGATTTTTTCTTCTTGACTTTCAACTAAGTATTCTTTAAACGATTTCATACCGTGATCCTAATAATATATTTATTTCATATTCTTAAGTTTTTCAATTAGGCTATTGCGATCTGTCACAATAACTCCAGTGCCACTTACATCGATTCCTTCATTAGAAGTTTCTTTGTCTAACTTTTCTTTCTTTATTTGTAATTCAATCATTTTTAACTTTTTATCTATTTTTGCTGCTTTAGCATCAATAGCATTTTTTAACATTGTACTAGCTACTTCAAATACACGACCACTGTATCTAGCTTCTACATTCATTCCAAGATCCATAAGATCATCAAAAGCATCGGTAGCACGTTGAGCTAATGAATCAAATTCACTATCGCTCATATCGCCTAACCCTTTAACCTGTGGTAGAGCAGCACTTATTTTATCAAACTCTCCTATGTCCCGTAGCATAGGTTGATTCGCTGTTTTAATTTCTTCTCTCTCAGCTTTTTTAATAGTTTTTTTGCTTTCAGGTAAATTAAGTATTTCTTCAAGTTTTTTCATACAAATACTTATCTATTGGTGAACAAATCATTTTCGGTTAAGATTCGAAATTTTATTCCTTGTTTACCGCACCATTCATAAGCAGCACGCCATTTATATTGATTTTTAGCATATTGTACTTGATTATGTTTACTTTTACCTACGTGCTCTTTTAGTGTTTGACTTGCAGGCTTAACTTCAATAAGTTCGGTATGAACTTTACTGTTTTTATCTACATATTGTATAAAAAAATCAGGCACATAAATTGTTTGTCGTCCTGTAAAAGGATCTTTATATGGAATTTTAATTGCTTCACTGGCCCATTTTAATATGTTAGGATTGCTGTCGCAGAACCTCATAAAGTTCCATTCCCAGCTTGATCTATATGTAGGTTGGCGATTGCCCACGTATTTGTCAGGATTAGATATGTTATATTTTCCTTGAGCGTAGTTTCGTTTCATTGACGAATATTTCTGCTCTCGTAATTTTCAGTTAACGTAGTGCTTTTAAAGCCTAAACTGCTAGTTTTTTCTCTATAAACGTTTAAAATTTCTGCTACTACAAGGCTAAGTTCTTGGTCTGACACACCTTTTAATGTATCTAGTAATTGAAAAACATTTACATTTTCTAGTCTACTTTGTGTAAGTAATACTATAGCTGTACTTTTGGCAGCAATTTCATCGAACCCACGTTTAATAAAATGTCCCACAACAGCATCTATTTGATTACTAGGAAATGTTATTTGATGTAAAAAATAGCGATCAAAAAAAGACTTAACCTTAGCTGAGCTATCAGGAGGAGAATTGCTAGGAAAATTTTGTTTATCTATCATGGGCCACCTCCCTGGGTCGATCCTCCATATGGTGTTCCTTTTGTTGTATCTTGTTGATTACCGGTATCATTTACAGGAAACTGTCTATTATAAGGGGAATTAGGAGTATTTAATTCTCGTGCACCGGCAGTTATTCCTTTCACAGCAATATTTTGTAATTCATTTTTAACTCCTGCTTTTGTTAAACTTTTTGCATTTTGATATGTATTAATAGTTTGTATTGCAGTGGTTAAAAAATTTGCTGGATTATCAAATGTTTTTCCTGATGCTAGGTCACCGAATATAGTTGAAGCACCTGCTAGTACTCCTCCTGGCCCAAAAACTGTAGCAGTACCACCGCCTGCTAAACTTAGCGGACTAGGAGTGTGATCATAGTGACTAGAAGCGAATCCCGGTGGATTACCTTTTGAAACATTTCCTTCATCATAGTTAACTGCTTCGTATGCTAAAGTCATCGAATTCTGTATAGGACTTGATTCAGCGTAATTTGCAGTATCATGAGTAAAAGCAGTAATTACAGGATTAATTAATTGTACTGAATTATACCTATGTCTCGCCATTAGATAGATTGTAATATTATTAAAAAATGGCACAGTACTTCCGTTATCAAATCCATATGGAGTTCTAATAAAACTAGGTCCTAACATAGATGATCTAATATAGTTTGCCTTAATTTTTGATGCATCATTATCAGCATAATAGTAGCTATAATAGCTATCCCATAATGTCCTTACAACATTACTATTATCTTCATGAAAGGTTATTACTACTGGTTGGTAATCTAGCTTAACCTGTGTAACTTTTCTTCTATTATACTGGTTTAAGGTGTCAACCTGTACTTGAAATTTTGGAAGTTCAACAGTTTTTACTAACATATTGAACTCTTCCTGATGCCTATAATTAAAATTTAAACTTTTAAGAGCAGATGGGTTAACACTAAAACTGACGTGAAATTGAAATTTTAGCTTAGGAGCAAGTCTAAGATCATCATCAACAAACAACCTTGCTGCGTGTTGAAAGTCAGCTACCTGACCCTTAGGACTGGTTAAATTATTAATGAACCAACTATTACTTTTACTTGTCATATAAATATTTATTAGAAATATAATATACGCAGTTAATGAACCTCTACAAAAAAACACCTTGAGGGTGTTTTTTTGTGAATTAAAACTTTAACCTCCTACAGTTTGTCCGCTTGCCAATGTACCAGCTAATCTAGCTATCTTAGCTCCAACGCCTGGATAGTTGCCACCAGCTGTTTGTAAACAGTTATCAGGTCTGATAGTTAAAGAAATAGTAACTGGGTTGCTGTCAGAATATGCTAATTGTTGATAGTTAACTTGTTCTAAGTAACAACCATAACATTCCCAGGTTTCTAAAGTAGTATTATTATCAGCACCGTTACCGCCATCTAATATTTCAATATTGGTTTGGAATTTATAATCTTGTGCTGCTACAGCAGAACTTTGCTCTAAAAAGTCAAATTGCTTTTGAAGCTGCTCACCAACTAACTTGCTAATATTACCTGTAGCGTCGTCTCTAAGGTTAATAGTTAAAGTTTGCCAGGTGTGCTTACCAGCAATGTTTACTTTACTGTTATAAACTTCAATAGGAACGTTTGTGAACTGAACGTTTGGTCTGGTTGCATCAACAACCTGTTTTGTAAGTTCCGCGACTGCTCCGCCACCTGCGCCAAAATTTAGAAATATTACTCTAAACCTATATTTCAGTTTAGGCATTAATAGGCCAGCATTAGTAGCGACAGATTGAGATGCTAGTGGAACTGTAAAATTTTTCAATGAAGCGATTGCCATTATTTTCTCCTAAATTAGCCTAAGCTTGCAATTTCGCCAGTGTTCTTAATACGTAATGGAATGTAGATAAATTCTACTGCTTTAACTGGTTCGATAGCAATATCTAACCATAATTCATTACGATCAATTCTACTTGGTGTGTTGTTTGAATCATCACAAACAACTAGATAATCATATAGAGCTCGTTGTCCTACTAATTCTAGTAGTAAGGCTTCTGCTGCTGCCTTAATTTGATCTCTTGTTATCTTATCGTTTGGCTCGAAAATGTAAGGTTTAGCTAATAAACTTAGTTGTCTGCGTAGGTATACTACTAAACGTGCAACATTTATACGATCTAGAGCACTTGCTGCTTTTGCTCTTGTTTTCTGTCCATAGTTAACTAATCCTGTTCCAGTTAAAAATGTAATAGGATTAACTTTTTGCTCATATAGTGTATCACGTTGTCCAGTATTAAGAGCTACACTTCTAAATTCACCTTCATTTGTAATGTAGCCTACTGCTGTTGAATTTGTTATACCACCTCTACGAACACCAGCTGGAGCAAACCAAGGATAAGCTACCTGGTCATTTAATGCTATAGTTCTTAGCATCATATGGCTTGGAGGTACTACAATATTATTACCGAAGTTGTCGCTAGTGAAGCCCCAAGGATAAAACATAGCCATATACTCGTCGTAGCTTGCAGCACCAAGGTCGTTGTCTTCATTTGCAACATTTTCGTTACTTGCCCATTTTAATAAAGATGTAGCGTCTGGTGTTAGTCTAGCAGGGCTATCACCAACAACAAATCCTGTTAAAGCTCTATCATAGTTTAATGAAATAAGCTCTCCAATTAGCTCAGGATACCCTGGACAGGCTAATAAGTTAAACACTCTACGTTCTTCATCTCTTAGTTCGTCATTGTTATTAACTACTGCTTGTAATTGTTTTACAATGTACTTTCTTTGTGCCTTATGACCAAAGCTACCACTACCATCGTCTTGATTGCTTGATACTGTTACCCAACGATGTGGATAGTAATCAGCCATTGAGCTATCATTATCACGTGGATTACCAGCTGTTGTATCAATATAATCACGCTTAAATTGTTTTACATTAAACCCGCTACGACGTAGATTCCATAGCAGCATACCTTTTGGATATAGTGCAGGATCTGGAGCATCTGGGTCTAAAAAGTCACTCACAAGCAAATCAGTTATTGAGCTTGCTTCTGCACCAGCATCGTCACCAGCTTCTGTCCAACGTGCATCAGCAAATAATACACCATTTTCTGTACTTTGATCAGTGGTATCACGTTGAACCCATCGTTTTACTACAGGTCTATTTGTCAATGCAGCATTGTAAAAATAAATTTGTGGAAATTTTTCTAAATCACTACTATCAATCCAAATATCTCCGTTTTCCAATGCTGTTACACCGTCTGCTTTTGTTTCAGGTGCGCTAGCAGCAACGAAAGGAGCGCTGGCGTTTGGATAAACATTTTGATATCCCTTCCAGGTTGTACCATTATGTACCATAATGTCAACTTCATCAATAATACTGCTATACCATAGCTGACCATCTAGTGGGATTCTAGCTGGTGCTGTTGATGATGAGGCATATACTAATGGTTCCCAATTGCTGGCAATATATTCATTTGTTGCATCTGGAGCATCTTGTAAGAAGCGTGTTCTTGAATTGTTATTTGAACCAGGCTCATACTGATATACAGCAAATATTAATGGTAATGGGCTAGTGCCGCCGCCATTATCAAAGCGCATTTCACCTCCGCCGATATGCTTTATTACTAATCTGTTTTGAGAGTCAACTTCTGCTTGAACAAAATTAAATCCAGCAGCACTAATTGCACTGGCTAATGATTCAGCATCTGTAGGTGCCTCTGTAGAATCGTCGCCAGTTGTAGTTGCAGCAGTAAATGTAATAGTTTTCGCTGTATCTAATGTACCATCTAGCAGACTTTCACGCATTTGGAAAGTATAGCTAGTGCCATCTACAAATGTTGTTGCTAAAATTTTATTACTTGTTACTACAGTAGAACCAAAAGCGCCACGAATATAAAGTTTAAAATTAACTAATTTTTGACTGTCTTCTGTATGATTTGTTTGAGCATACAAAGATCCAGTAAGAATATTTTTTCCGCCACCAGTTGGATCTAACCCGTAAACTGCACTATGCCCATTATCATATACTGGACAACTTAATCTGTCCCATAATAATGTGCTGGAGTTCCAACGTTTTACCTTAAGGCTAACTCCTGCATTTGGTGATGTTGTTTTAATCCAAACGCTTCCGGTAGCCGCATTACTTTCATTTGTTTTCCATAGTGGTATATCAGTATGTGGGCTTATTTGTAACGATAAACTGCTGTTAATCCAGCTTGTTGATCCGACCTGTACCCAACCTGATGATTTTTTATAATAGATAGCATTTTCATAACTATTACCGTGTATAGTTGTTAATGATCCAGTAGTTGTGTCTGTATCAACACTCACTACCGCGTAGTCACCGATAGCTCCAACCGAATTCTTTGGAAATCCGTTTACAGGATTAACTTTACTAGATTCAGTAATAATTAAGGGCTTTTTGTTAGTAAATGTCTGCCCGCCTGTTGTTGTAACAGCAGCTCCATTCCACTCAAATATTCCCCAAGTGCTAGTTGCGGTATCTAACCAATGTGTTCCACCTGCGGAATCACTTGTTGGCTCATCTGCCAGTGCATCAAGTTGACCTAAGTCTACATCAGCACGAACAACATATGCACGATTGCTTACACCTAAGTAGCTATATGCAGCTTGTAAACCATATTCGTTTTGCTCTCCAGCATGAACTGGATTGCCGCTTGAATCTGTTTTGAAGATAGGATCGCCAAAGGTATCTGCAAGATCTCTTTGACTAGTAATAAGATAAATGTCTCCAGCATTGGCTTTAAGTGTGCCTGGGGCGATTCCAGAGCCGCTGCCGTTGGTTTTGTTTTCAGCTGTGGCAACAACGATCAGAGGAACGGTGCCAGGCTCAGCTGGTGTATAAAATGATTCGTCAATAACTTTGACTTCTACGCCTGGTGAACTTAATGCCATCTTGGATTCTCCTAAGGTTTCTGTTCTAATATTATTTATTGGATTTTTCCAAAAATAAACAGTTATTACCCTAAGAAAAGGGACCAAAAAGGGCAACTAAATACAATATGTCACGTCCTTTATGTATTTGTAAACTAAGACCTGCTGCTGTAAACTATCACAAGAATGGTAAAATTTTTTATAGGAAAAAATGTGAAATCTGTATTAGGTACGGTGGAGTAGGCAAAGGATATCCTAAATGGTACCAAGATGGATATCGTGTAAAATCCTTATGCGATAAGTGTGGCTTTAAGAGTAAGTATAAAGAGCAATTCAATGTTTATCACATTGACGGTAATTTAAATAATACTCGTTCAGTTAACCTAAAGACAATATGTGCGAACTGTCAGAGGGTTTTGCATATTGAAGGGCATCAATGGCGTCAAGGTGATCTTCTACCAGATTTCTAAGTTGCTGAAATAATTCATCTATAGTCGAGTCGTTAGTGATTGTATAGTCTATATCGCCGCCAACCCAACTTGTTTCGCTTGCATGAATTTTTAACTCACTCATACGTTGTTTGCTTATAGCCCAACTCATATTTGTTGGGCCTTTGTTCATATTGAGTGCATCATTGTACCAATCAGGGTCAGGGCCGCGTTTCACTCTAACTACTAGCCCTTTAGCATTGTGTATTGCTTCAATTTCGTTAGGAAATCTGACATCGCTAATAACAATATTATCTTTTGTTTTTCGCAATTTATTTTCAAGACTTGCAATCCAAATATCATCGTGAAAATTAGTTCTTAGAACTTCGGTACCCCAGTATTGTAAGACCCAGCGAGGAGTAATTTGTCTACCTAATCGATTAGACCACCAAAAGTCGACTTGATCTCGCCATTCTCTACTTTCAGCTGTTCGTCCTTCTAATAGCGTTCTATCCCAACCAAACACTGCTGCTACTGCATCTTTTAGTGTATTTGCAAAACTATCTCTTCTAAATCCATGAAAGTTAACAAGATAATCTGCTGCTGTATCTTTGCCTGACCCAATAAATCCAACGAATCCTACTATCATAGTATCTCCTACCGATACTATATTTTATTAAATTTAGATTAAGATGTCAATATTTAGACACCATATTTGTTAGGTTTTGGCTTGGCTACTATGCTATTTTTATTAACCACTTTTAATTCTTCGCTAGGTCCTTTGCCTACTAAAGTTTTTCCACTAATACCTTGGTTTCGTTGTGCGGCATTAACAATATCTTCCTCACCTTTGCTATACATCCAAACAGCAGGTACATCTTTAGCTGGGCCTTCTTTGTTTATAGGTTTATCAGGAGCACCCGCCATCTGTATACCGAATCTATACATACCATAGTATTGGTCTATATCATGATATTGTTTGGCGTGACTTCCAGATTGTTTAATATTTTTGCCTAATTTTTTTTCTGCTTTTTCAGTTAAGATCTCAAAAATTTTCATAATTAACCTATAATAAAAGTATATCCGGTTCCGCCGGGGATAAGGTCAAACAGTTCTTTTTCTAATTTTTCTATTTCCGCTGTACCTTGAGTTTTAAGATCTCCACCATTTAGCTGTCCACCACCCTGAGGCCCGGCGATGTTTGCAAACTTACTACGTGCTTCACCTAAGATAATTTTACAATTAGCCAAGGTATAATCTAATATCCATTGTTTAGCATATAAGTCATTTAAAATAATAAAATCGGGTTTATAGTTTTGAACACGAAGCATTAATACTTCAGCATCTGCAAATGGACGTTGTAAAATTCTAAAAGTTCTGCTATGCTGTATCCACTGGAATTCAATATATGATCCAAACATTTTACCTATTAGTTCCTGATAGCTGGCAAACATAAAATATGTTGCTATACCTCCTAACATTGTGCTGTTTAGTAAATATGTATTTGTATAAGCTAAATTAAAAGGTTCAAAATTTGTTCCTGTGCCGCCGCCTGTTCTGGACCCTAATGTTCTACGAAATGCACTTTGTACATTGATTATTTCTTCACTTAACTTGTAATCATTTTTATCTTTTTCAAGAGTTAAAAAGCAATAGCTTTCTTCTACACTGTGACTACTACGTTGTCTGTACTTGTTTAACGTGCGATTAAGAGCAGTTTCGTAATGAGCAGGATCTAATTCAACATCAATCATGCCATCACCCAGCATGGTGCGGCAATAATCATAGACTTTTTGTCGTTCTTCTTGTGGATTGTCGTTCATACTATTCTCCATTAATATTTACCATAAATATATGACTATGCCACGTTTATCACTTTACCGTCCAGAAAAGGGCAACGATTATAAATTCCTTGATAGAAACATAAGTGAAATGTTCCAGGTTGGAGGAACAGATCTTTATTTTCACAAATATATAGGACCGCTGAACACAGCAGAAGGAGAAGCTACTCCGGAACGCCCTCATTATGCTAATCAAAGCGTAACAAACATACAGGATTTACTATTTTTAGAAAATAGAGATAGAAAATATGATCCAAGCATTTATACCCTTAGAGGCATTTATAACGTAGCAGATATAGATTTTAACTTAAGCCAATTCGGTCTTTGGCTTGATAATGATACTTTAACAATTACTGTTCATATTAATGATACAATAAAATTAATCGGTCGTAAACCTTTAAGCGGCGACGTGGTGGAATTGCCACATTTGCGTGATGAATTTGCATTAAATGATTTTGATACTAGTTTACCTAGGTTCTATGTTATAGAAGATGTAGGAAGAGCCAGCGAAGGTTTTAGCCGAACATGGTATCCCCATTTATATAGATTAAAATTAAAGAAAATTACCGATAGTCAACAGTTTACAGATATTCTAAAATCTCCCACAAATAAAGATGCTAATTTTGTAGGAGATTATGATAGTAGTACAACTTATACAGCAGGGCAAATAATTAGGTACCAAGGCAATCTTTATACAGTATTATCCACTGTGTCCGGGCATGAACCACCTGAAAGCACCTACTTCTCTTTATATACAGGCACTACTATCCAGGAAACAGTTAGTACTCAAAATAAAGCTTTAGAAATTAATGATGCAATTATAGCAGAAGCAGAAGCTAACGCTCCTAAAAGCGGATATGAAACAAGACAACTATTTACTTTGGCTGTCGATGATGAAGGGAATCCTGCTCTTAAAACAGCAGATGAAACTGATATTGATGTTAGTATGACAACGTTAGATGCAAGTAGAATAATGGAAAGGCCGTTACGAACCGGATATCACGGATACTTGTTAGGCGACGGTGTACCAGACAACGGTGTGCAGTTTGGATTCGGAACTGGGTTCCCACAAGGCGCAGTAGAAGGAGATTACTTTTTAAGAACTGATTATCGCCCAAATAGACTGTTTAGGTACTCGGGTAAACGTTGGGTAAAGCGTGAGGATAATGTTAGACATACTCTAACTAATACTGACACAAGAAGCACATTGAAAACTAGCTTTATTAATAATACAAAAGTTTCTAATATCGACGGCGATATGGTAGATGAACGTCAACCAATAAGTAAAGCACTCAAACCTAAGGCAGATTTATAATGCAATTTTTTTACGACGGTCAAATAAGACGATATGTCACTCAGATTGTTCGTCTTTTGAGTAATTTTGTAGTACGATACGGTGACGGAACATTGGTAAGAGTTCCTGTAATGTACGGTGACCCTGATAGACAAGTAGCCCATATTATTAATCAGAATAGTGAAAATTCTATACCTAGTGTACCTAGAATAGCAGTATACATTACAGAATACGAACTTAATCGTCAACGAATTCAAGAGCCTACATTTATTAGTAAAATGCAAATTAGAGAGCGAGCTATTGAATCTGACAGTGGAGGTAATGATTTTTATACAAGTGAACAAGGTAAAAATTTTACAGTAGAAAGGTTAATGCCTACACCGTTTGATCTTACAGTGAAAGTTGACATATGGACATCTAACACTGAACAAAAATTACAAATACTTGAACAAATTTTAGTTTTGTTTAACCCTAGTCTTGAGATACAAACTACAGATAATTATATTGATTGGACAAGTTTAAGTGTTGTAGAGTTAGAAGATGTGAACTTTAGTTCAAGAGCTGTTCCAGTAGGAACAAATAGCTCTATTGATATTGCTTCTATAACATTAAAAACACCTACCTGGTTAACTCCTCCGATTAAGATTAAAAAATTAGGTGTAGTTACAAGTATTATTAATAACATTTATACGGGAACCACAGGAGGAATAGGTGACTATGTAGAAGGGCTTGGTACCGACACTGAAGCTTATGGACTTGGTCTGACTGATTACGAGTTTACTTCCACTACTACTGTGGGTAATTTTGAAATATTAGTTACTCCTGAGGGTATACGTATGTTTAGTAAAGCCAAAGGTGAAAAAGATAATTTGGCTTGGAGTATTTTACTAGAGCAGATACCTGGAGATTTTAGATCAGGCCTAAGTAAGATTTTTTTAATACAAAAAGATGGAACTATAGTAGTAGGAACTTTAGCTTTGAATCCTTTGGATCCTGGATTATTAAGCGTTATATGGGATCCAGATACTGCCCATAGTAATAACTATATAGATGATCAGGGTAATATTCAAAACATAGATTTAGGATATGATAATAGTACAGGTCGAGGTACCTTTGATGCAATAGTTAATCCGCAAACATTTAATCCTAAAAGACCCAACGGAGAACATTTTGATCAACCTATCAGTGCAGGAGTAAGATATTTGTTAGTTGAAAATCTAGGGGGTGGTGCTAGAGAAACTTTTATTAGTCTTAGATCGTCTAAAATTATTAATACAGGAGAAGATTTTGATGTTATAAACTCTAGTAAACTATTTGTTAATGGAGTACTTACTTCTCATCTATTAGATAACGTATCAGGAAAATGCCATATTAAAACTAGCACTGTTATTCCTAAAGGAAGTACTATAACTTATATTCTTAATTTTAATGAAGATGGTCCGGATGCTTGGAAATCCAGCTCTGGGGATGATACAATAGCATATTCTAATGATATTATATCTTGGAATGGCACAGAATGGCGTATGATTTTTAGCGCTCAAACTCGAACCGACTCCATAATCTATCAAACTAATTACTATACAGGCACACAGTACAAGTGGGATGGCGTGTCTTGGACAAAAAGCTTTGAAGGTGAATATGATAGAGGGCAGTGGAGAATACAACTCTAAAAAAATAATATGTTCGGGCGCAATAATATGTTCAAGAGCTACTCAACGAGTTTTATTATTACAAAAGTCTAATGGAAAGCATAACGGAACCTGGGGGCTTGTTGGAGGTACGCATCTGCAAGGAGAAACAGCCTGGCAGGGTTTACAACGTGAAATAGAAGAAGAATTAAGTTTTCTACCGAACATTAGTAAAATAATACCTTTAGAAAAGTTTGTAAGCAATGACAATCTGTTTAATTTTAGTACGTATTTTTGTATAGTTGAAGACGAATTTGTTCCTAAACTTAGCGAAGAACACCTAGGATGGGGGTGGTTTAATCTAAACTATTTTCCTAAGCCCGTTCATAAAGCATTAGACTTAAGTTTGAAAAATAAAATTATACAGAACAAAATTAATACTATAGTTGATTTAATCGAAATAATGTAGGAATATAAATGTTTAATCTAGAAAAGAGTAAAGAATTTCAAGAAGAATATATTAATTTTAAAAATAAGATTAATAAAATTAACAATGATAAAGTTAAAGAAGAACTTTATGCTTTATTAAATGCCTTGCTTAATGAAGTTAAAAAAATTGATATACAACATAATGAGGTAGTTATAAGCCATAGGATTCCTACTGCCACAGTTGAAACAAGAAATAATATAATTAAAATACGACAAAAAATTTCTGAAAAGATAGAAGAATCAAAACATCTTATCTAAGTGCAGGTCCTAAAAACCATTGAGATAGTGTAATGCGGTGACCCTTAGTGACTGGTGTTACTCTGTGATGTAGGAATGAAGGAAAGATTAATAATGAACCCGATTCTTTAAATTCATTAATTTTTATAGGCTTATTTAAAAAAATCTCGAAATCTCCTCCTTCATATTCGTCTTGAGAAAGATTTAAGATTACTGTTAATTTAGAATCCCAAATACCATCCAAGTGTCCATCTGAATGCCATCCATATTCTCCTTGGTTGGTATCTGAGTACTCATTCAGATTAGCTGTGTCGAAGTTAGATTTTTCATAAAGGTCGAATCCAAAAAATTGCCTATTAATATCTATAGTAATATGTTTAATTTTATCTAATGCATCTTTTACGTTGCCGAAGTAACAGTATTTTACTTTACTTGTTTTTACAACATCTACAGCAGGAAAATCTTCAATTGAATGGTTAATATTTTCTAAACAATGATTATAAATTGCTTTGCATTCTGAAATTGAATGAAATTTTGGAATATGATAGTAACTGTATTTCATTTCCTATCCTAAAAAAGCATCTATAACTAGTATGCTACGATGTTTTTCACAGGGCCTAGAGTTATGTATAATGTATGATGGAAAGGCACACCAATCTCCTGGAGATAAATCTATAATACTAGCGAAATCTTCTCCTTGAGCTTGCGCTATCGGTCTAGGGTCTTGTAGTATGAGTTGAGCAGTTCCTAATAAGTTTATAATAACAGAAACAAGCTGGACTACCCCAACATTATGAAAATGAGGGTCTTGATATCCTCCTGGCTCGTAATCGATAGCCCATATAGTTTTTACCCTACTCCAATTTACTTCTTCTTTAATTTTTGTAATTTCAGATCTTAAATCTTGCAACCAAATAGGATCTTTGTCATTTTGATGAAAAATATATTGCCATCCTTTCACAGTAGTTGAAAGTGTAGCTCCTAAAGGATCCAATGTTTTTTCAAAATCTGCCCATTTCCTATAGCTGTCTATGGTCTTATCTGTTATTTCTATATGTCCTAGCCAAGTAGGAGTGATAAATCTATCAATTCTCATTTTAGATTAAACCATTTTTCGTACATTTTTTTAAAGATATTTTTATTAAAGTTAAAGCTAAACCCATAAAAGTATCGTTTCATCCTAATCCACTTTAAATCTTTTTCAGTTGCATCACGAACTTCTAGTTCATATTTTTCCTCACTTATAGGAATAATTTGACAAATAGGAGTTCCTGCTTTTATTGTTCTTTTGCCTATAACAACATTCCAATGTAACTGGAAATTAATTTCGCTGCTAAGTCCTGGATCTAAAATACCCGGAGCCATTTCAAATTCATAGTTGTCCGAATATGGAATAGGTATAATTAAAAACTTTAAATTTTTTGGAGCAATTATATACCAAGGAGTTGTTATTTTAATAATAGTTTTAATAGACCAGGGCTTAGGAGGAAAAAATCCTACAATTTTATTATCCATATGGGCAGATAAAGGTTCTGTACCCATTAATAATTTTAAATCAGTTGATGGTAGTATGTATGATACTGTTTCTTTATCCCCATTAGTTTCTATAGTTAAGTCAAACGGTAAAGTAAGTATATATCCATACTTCATCAAATCAAAAATTCCAGGACATCTATAAATGTGTGAAAATTTATCGCCTTCATAATTTTTTAATTCTTCCTTAAAAGATTCTCTAGCTTTACTTACCCATTTAGGTTTATATTGTTGTGCAGGAATAACTGGAAATAATTCTTTAAGTCCAGGCGTAATTGAGAAAAATGTAATTTTTTTCATTAGTGTAAAGTTATATTAAAAACCAAGTTAATTCTTTCTATATTAGATTGATTTGTTTCTACTTCGTGCGGGACCCAGCTCGGCCATAAAAACAAATCCCCTTCTTTTGGATGGACTTCAAAATCTCTCGAGAATGGAGACATAGAATTACAATCACCTAATATATTAGAACTATTAACAAATCTTAAAGCGCCAGTTCCATCTGCTTGCAAATAATAAACTAAAGAAAAGGTATTTTCTTTATGACTGTGAAATACATTTCTACTTCCAGGAGAATTTATATTAGCCCAATAGTCAGTTTTTTTTCTCTCCTTTGAGTGTGATTTAAATATTATATCTTCTTTTTGATAAAAGTCAATAGCAGATGATAGTAATTGATCTATTTCTTTATAAAGCCATTCTATATTTTTGCAAGGCTTATAGATTCGTTTACAACCCGGATTGGACATATCTATTTCTTCCACACTAGAACTAGCGGCCTTAAGTTCTTTAATGAGTTCAGTTCTTTGTTCAGTGGTTCCTATATTTCCTTTATGAAATAGATCGGCTCTAAATAATGTTGTTTGTCTATGCATTATACCATTCTGCTAAAAAGTCATAGTGATTAGGGAATATTTCTTTAACCAAATTTACTCTATGTTGGTTATTTTTTATAAAATACTCAGCGTACTTTCTGACTTCTCCGTCTATTTTAAAGTCACTATTTTTGTATGCATCTCCAGCATTTAACACACTAAACCAATGACCAATATGGAAGCTTGAAGAAGGATTAAGGAAAAAATGTCTTCCTGGTAAAGGGTAAAATTTTTCAACGATATTAGAAACTTTTTTTGGAATCATATCTTCAGACTGACACCTGATTGTTTGCCAATAAGCAGTATCATTTTTAGAACTAAAATGATAATGTGCCCAAACAAATGCAACTATTTCCCAAAACATCTCAGTATAAATTTTATTAATTTCATTTTTTATAGGATTGCTCCAGATACCGTGTGTAGTGTTAAGAGCCTGACATACCATTTCTACTGCCTTGGTGGTAAAAGTAATTCCGGTAGCCTCTAGTGGCTCAACAAATCCAGCACTTAATCCTATAGCACATACATTTTTATGTGCTATAACTTTGTTTATTCCGCATCTCATATCTAAATGATTAGCTTTGCTTTCATATTCATTTAGTGATTCACGCAATTCTTTCTCTGCATCTTCTTGACTAATAAACTTACTGCTATAAACGTATCCATTACCTACTCGAGTAAAAATAGGAATAGTAAATTTCCAACCCGAATTCATTGCAGTTGAACGAGTATACGGGAAACATTCTTTTTGAGGATCGTTGTATTGCGTAGGCATCACCACGGCTTTATCATTAGGTAGAATATCTGTAATAGATTCAAATTCTACACCTAAAGTTTCATTTATTAATCTAGCCTTAAATCCAGAACAGTCAAGATACAGGTCACCTGTAAAACGAATACCATTTTCATCAACTAGTCCGGTAATGCCGTCTTGATTTTTTTCTATATTAACAATTTTAGTATCTGCATATTCTATTTTATTTCCTATAATATTCTTGATACTTTCTACAATTTGTAATGCATTAAAATGAACCGCCCCCCAGTTACGCTGTCCAGATTGTGCATAATTAGTATCCATACCTGCCAGTTTAGGACTTTTATTCTCCTTAGCCATTTGATAAGCAGGTAGCCAATCATAAAATGCATTCTTGTCTTGAGAAATAAAATAATCTGTAGTAAAGAGATTAGGAGCTATTAACGTATTTTCTATAAAGTCATTATCTACAAAGTAATTGTCTTTAGTCCATCCAACAAATTCAACACCTAATTTAAAACTCGCCTGACTAGGTTTCATCCAGGTTAAAGGATCTATGCCGCAATCATATAAAAATCTAGCTGTAGCTGGTTGAGTTCCTTCTCCTACTCCGATTGGACCCATTACCGTACTTTCAATCAATAATATTTCGCAAGGAATAGTTAAATTTTTTATAAGATATGCTGCGGTTAACCAGCCACTTGTTCCGCCACCAAAAATAATTATTTTTTTAACTTTGTTAATTAACATTATTTTTCCTTATAACACAAATAAGTAGTCCATTCCACCATTCTTCTAAATTTTCTTCATCATTAAGAAGTAGACGTTCATAAGTAACCTGTGCTCCTAGCTCTGCTAACGCTTCTCTAGTTCCTTCTACTACTCCTGCCCAATTAGCATCGTCCATAACTAAAATAGATTCTTCAGCTAATGCAGAATAATAAAACATTACAGCTTTTTTAGTAGTTTCTTTGTCGTGAAGCCCGTCATAAAACAGAAATTGTACTGCTTGATTGAATTCCCATATAGGAACTTCAAAAAGATCGTTATCTAGTATAGTTACAAATGAATTTTCTACATACGGTTTTATATTATTGGCAAAAATTTCTTTACTACTAATATCCGCTACCTTAAACCCTTCTTTTTTAGGTTGAGGTACCTGCTTCCAATTATCTATAAAGGCTGCTTTTATATTATTATTTTTTAAAGCTGCTATTGCTGTTGCTCCTAAATATGAACCTACTTCCATATAAGTGCCTACTCCTGAAGCTAGATGATTTATTAAAGTTTGCACACGAGGGCTTGTTAGACCGGGAACATCAACAAAAATTTTAGGTACTCCTGAATCAGCAATAGATTGAGCTACATGTTTAACTAACGGTGTATAATCTAAATCAGATTTTTTTTCGTGTATTTTATCGCAATATTGGCATTCCCAACATTCAAATCTGCAGGTTTTAATTTTTTCACGCCAAAGCTCTATAGGTTTACCTACTATGTTAGTTTCTTGGCACCATTGTTCAAAACCTGGATCTACAAATGTTTCTTGGTTTACATATCTAGAAATTAGTGTCATTGTTTCTTGCAAACGACCTTTATCTTCACGTCCGTGCATCTTAAAAACATCAATGCCTAGCTCATCTAAGTAGTAATCCCAGTCTGCTTTCCAGGGGCTAAAATTAGCTGTTTTTAAAGCTATAGCAGGATCTTCAACATCCCACTTAGGACAGGTTGTTCTGCTAATAGGATCAAAAAAGTATTGCGGCTGTGTTTCTGTTCTATTATTATTATATTCGAAATGTTCAACCATCATAGGACACTGTCCTACACATCCTTCGTTAGCTAATAAACTAATTGCGATATCTTTACCGTATTCTTTTTTTACAAACTCTTTGGCTCGTTTAATTTCTAATAATTTTTCTTTATCCCGCATTAGGTCTCGATCAAGGTTGATATAATCAAACCCGTATTTGGCTAAATTAACTATTTCTTGAGCAGTATGAACATCACGTAGAATAGTATTTTTTATATAAACTCCGGGAAAAGCTGCTTGTATTTGACCTGTAGCCACCCAATGAGTATGCGGAACTACAAGTGTTTTGATTCCTAAAGAATAAAGTTTTTGGTAATTTTTAATAAAAATATCTAGATTTTTTTGAGTAGGAGGTACTTGAATATTATTGAAAGTTGCACTTAGTGGAATGTCTGTAGAATTGTGAAGGTTAAGAGCAGCTTCTATTAGGCTTAGTTTCGCTTCTTCTAATATAATAACATCCCCCATTGCATCTTGGTTAAATGGTGGTATACGTAATGTTACGTAAATATCAGCTATCCAGTCTTTATAATCTTGACAAAAGTTCATAAAGTCAAAGTATTCTTGTGGATCCAATTTTGGATTTAGGGGTACACTAAAAATTTTTCTTGTCATTATTTCCGCCTATAAATTCTAACCAACCTGTAATTATATACTTGTCATTTGAAAGTGGAGAGTTGCCTCTGTGAGTATGAGTAAAACCTGCTGGCCAAATAATCAATCTTCCTTGTTTAGCAGTTATACGTTTTTTGTAGTACAAAAATTCTGTTTCGCCACCTTCTACTACTGTGTTTAAGTATAAGGTCCAAGCTATAACTCTGTTTGCTGTTATATATTCACTGGATTCATAATGCCACATATGAAATCCTTGACCAGGTCTAGTTTTTTGTAACCTTATACTGTTGATTCCGTGTAAACCACTTTCAAACAATAAACTATATTCTTCTGCATAAATTTCGTAACATTTCCAAAACTCTTTTAAAAAATCTTGTAGTACAGGATTTTTTTTCATTGTTGTGATAGTGTCATACTGAAGCAAAAATGCAGTCTCGTCGTTTTTATAATGTGCTAAGCCATCCTTTAACGATTGACGAGAATACACTAAATTTAAGGATTTTAAATTTTCATAGTATTCAATTATTTTATGACAGCTGTCGTTATCTAGAACATTGTCAAACACACCAATAAAATCATCAAACATTTTAGTCTCTGTAGTGATTTTATTTAAGTATTTTTCTTAACAGTAAAATTAAAAGTGATAGCTAACCTAAAAGGATTGATAGTAGGGTAACTGCTGCTATGATAGTACTTTCCATCAAATGTAACAAGCTTTCCCATTTTAGGTTTACAACGGTATCTTTCAGTAAATTTATAATCTTTAACATAATTCTGCTGTAATTGTGGAAATTGGTCTTGATATACAACAGTATCTCCGTCACACTGATTAACATAATAAACACAGGTCCAATGATCAATTTCTGAATCAATATGAGGACTGTGTGCTTTTGTAGTAAAATGTTTTGTGAAAAATCCTATTCTAAATCTTAAAAGTTTATCTACAGTAAAAAATTTAAAATCAGTATGATAAAGTTTATCTGCCACCCAGGAAAGTTTAGATAGCTCCGATGAGCAAGGTTCACCTTGATAAAGTAAAGTATGATAAAATCCTATAGTTGAGTTTTCATTATAAGTTATGCCGTCTGATCCGTAAACAGCATCTAGGCTCATTGCCCAGGGAAAACTAGGATGTATTAAATGATGTAATAGTTTGTGTTGATCATCCTTAGATAAAAACTGATCAATTTCTATATAGTCTTTTAAAAAAATCAATTTATCTGTGTAAATCTAATTTAGATGGTCCACTATTAGCTGTATGTGCTGTATGGCAGTCAAATTTTGTATGTAAAATACTTCTACATTCCTCAACAGAACTTAAACTGTTTATTTCGGTGACAAGGTTTTGCCTAAATTGTACGTTTCGCATTACAATCTCTGGAGATAAAAATCTATAATGAAAATTAATATATAATCTCATCTGAATTTTATAATATTCAACTAACAATGATTTATCTTGCTCAGTAAGATTATAATATTTTTTATATTTTGTAGCGTGTTCATCTAACGTCTGATTCGGAATTTCACTCAATTCTGGACCATTTTCTTCAAAGCTACAACGAAAATTAGGGTCTGCCTTACTAAACTTGGCTGCGCGAGCAACTGCTTCAGGTACTTCTTCATAGTTCATTTGGTTTAAAGGAACTTTAGTAACGTTTTCTGGTCGTATATACACAACATCAAACAGCCAATCATTATAATGATCAATATATTCCATTTCTGGAACTACTCTTGGATCATTAGAGGCATAACTTTCAACTACGATAAACATCGTTAATATTTCCTTCCTTGTATTCAGTCAGCGAAATTTTTGGTGTAGATTTGTTATTGCTGCTGGTATTATCTTTATATTCTTTGTCATTGGCTAACAAATGTTTATGTGTTTCATTTCTAATATAATCATTTGCCGATTCTATTTTTAAACTTACCTCGTGAGCTAATGCTAAGGTTTGATTTTGCATTTCAGGAGGCAATTGGCAAATCGCATCTAAGTTACCGTGACTAATTTTACCGTAAGAACTTATATCCATTGCTGCCTGTCTGGCCAACCTCACTGACCAATATTGTTTTTCATATTCTTCTTCTTCCGGTGTTTCAAAGATGTCTAATAAACTTCTGCCATCTGGGGTCTTACTTTCTGGCTTTTCTAAGAATTCTTGAATAAGCTCTACAAATTGCTCTCTTTCAATGTATAGTTGTTTTAGTCTTCTTTTGTTTTGTTTATTTTGTTTACTTTTTTCTAATAATTCTATTTCTATCAGTCTCTTTTCTATCTCATCGTCTGAGCGTTTTGATCTTAATTCTAAAACTTCTATTTCTAAGTCTAACTTTCGAATTGTGTGCTCGTAGTTTTCAGTAGTTTCTTCGTGTCCCTTAAGCTCTAAGACCCATTGTTTTAATGCACTGTATGGAGTAATCTGTCCACTTGTAACAAAATGCTCCATTTTAAATTTAGGATTAACAAATGTAATGTTCATTGCCTTTTCTACAATAGCTTTTTGCTCTGAAGATAGCAATCTATTATGAGTAGTTGATGAGTCGTGAGGAGTAAACTCATCATATTTGTCAAAAAGATTTATTGGAAAATTAACTAAGTTTGTCATTGTATTCTCTTAAAAAGTTAATTATCTTATTAATCCCTCCAGCCACAGTGTCCTGAACTGCATCCTCCGTGTCCTTTTGGTTCTAATGTTGCACCGCCAGTAAATCCACTATCAGTAGCATATGTATATTTAAAAGAAGCATTGTTTTGTGCTCCATTATATTGCCCTAATAAGTATCCTGCTGTTTGTGCCATACCAAAGTTCTCTTCACCGTAGTTTCCATGAAGTTTACTAAATGTGCCCGCTCCAGTTTCTGTTTCAATATTAGTTTTTCTAAATTGATATCCGCCGTTATAGTTTCCTTGATTTCCACCATACCCAAATCCTGTTTTTGCCATTAGGCCTTTTTGTTGCCCGTGAGCTCCAGCACTATGTCCCATATAAGCCCACGCATCTGTGGCAAATATTGTTCTCGCTGTTTGGGCGCTATTTCCCCAAAAAATTCCGCGGAATTCCCCTGAAATACTGGCAGCGTGATCATTCCATCCATTGCCTAAGTTGGCTACAGTTTCTGTACTAAAAGTCCATTTTCTAACCTGGCCTGCTCCTTCACCGTTACACCAAGCGTATTCTCTATTTGGCTCAAAGGCAGTTCCACTATTAGCTGAAGCAACACTTTGCCCTGAATTTGATCTCACTTCAGTTCTCATATTAAATGCAGTGGTGGTATTATTCCAAATATACAGTTTAGTATATCCGCAGGCGCCTGATTTATAATGAAAGTTATTAATAGTTCCGTCGCCTAAATTTACAGTAGTGTCGGTGGCAGCAGTGGTTCTATTAACATTTGACCAAACTACACCATTTTGGTAACCTCCCGCCATATAAACCTGTGTTATAATCTGTCTATTAATCCAAGCAGTTGTTAAACTAATACTATATTTTCTTGTAACTGTTCTAGTTTGATTATAATTTGGAACGATTTCGCTTGCTGTTACACTAAATCTATAAACGACAAATTCAGCATTCAACCCACCTAAAATACTTTGCATAGTGATCTGACCATTTACACTATTAAAAGTCCATCCTGGAGGAAGATCTCCATTAAATGACCAGGTTGTTCTTCCTCTTCCAAACGGGTCTGTTAAGGGAGTAAATGTTCCTACACTAACACTAGCCCCGTTATTAGCACCGGATATTTGTGCAGTATCTGGTGCAGTGAATCCTGGAGATGGCTTTTCGTAATATTTTCCTGCTGAACTTTGTGATGCTTTATTAAAAAAACCCATTTTTTCTCCTTATGCTTTTATAGCTATTATTGCCCATCTTGATCTTCCACTGTGTCGATTTCCACCATTAGCTGTTGTTGCTGTTGCAGGAGGAGCAGCGCCGCCTTTTTGTAGGGCAAAGCTCCAATTAGCACCTGTAGCACTGTCACCGTCTGCTCCGTTACAAAACCATAAATCAGTATCGTTAGTAGCTCCTGAATTTATTGTGGCCAGGTAAGGAGCACTATAACTAAATCCTCGTTTGTTTAATGCTACGTTATTTCCATTATTATACCAAACAGATAAATTTGTTGAGGTAAATGTTCCATTTACAAAATTACCTGCAAAAAATCTTTGAAAAGCTGTCCAATCTATAGCTCCAGCATCAACCGAAGAAACATATCTTTGTGCTTCATCATAAGTTCCGCCAACTATCTGCATTTCTCTTGCAAATATTTTTCCTGAACCTGCTGCTCCAACAATACCATTCCACATAGCCTGCACTGTTAAAGAGTTATTTAACAGATCTCTTGTTCCGTAAAAATCAGAGCTAGCGTGATTTGGCAATCCAGCAGCTGGAGCAGTCAAATAAGTAGACGGTAGTCCTTGATCATTTGTACAAAGGCGTTGCATCAAATAAACCCATCCGCCTCCGTGTAGTGTCATTTCGCAATAGCATAAAGCTGGATAAGTCCAAGTTGATCCTTTAATCCAATATAGTCCACTGGTTGCGCTAGCATTGGCAGTTTTAATCGCGTCTGCACTAGAAGCAGGATTTAACGGACTTGATCCTATAGCTTCTCCATAAGTACTCATATAGGTTCGTACTGTCCATGCATTACTTGAGCGTTGGAGTACAAACGTTTGTACTTCAGTCCTACTAGCTGTACCGCTAATAGCTATGTATCCTGGGTATCTTAAGGTCTGTGCAACTCCATCTATTTGAAACCCTGTAACAGCACGACCTGTGGCTCCTTGAACAAGAACTACGCTAACAGCCAACACTCTATCATTAGTAGTAGGCACATTAATAAGATTAAGAGTAAAATCGCTAGTTATGTTATAATGATACCAAATATTACTTTCGTTAAAATCATGGTTCACTGTTAAAGTAGCATTAGTTTTTACTGCGACAGCGTCGACTGAACTTGTAACTAGCTGCAATCCAGTACTTTGTAAGCTAGTAAAAGCACCTGTACTTGATACCGCAGGAGAAATTCCGATAGGAGCACTGAATCCACCTAATACAGTTAAGGTTCCACCAGCAAATAAATCCTGTGCAATACCTACACCACCTACTACTCCTAATCCTGGAGCAGCAGTTTGACTAAATGTTACAGCTCCTGATGTATTATGATTGGCACTCATTGTAAACTGAGTTAAACTATCTATACTAGATATTGTTGCTCCTACGCCAAATAATCCAGTTCCTGCTGTAACTGTAAGAGATTGTCCTACTAAAAGACCATTTGTTGTTTGTCCTACACCTGTGATAGTTACAATCGCTGTACCTGTAGCCAATGTAGCTGTAAGACCTGTTATAGCTCCTGTAGTATTACTAGCCACCAAAGGTGTTGTAGAAATAGTAACTCCAGTTCCTGGAGCATTTAATGTTATATTTTCGCCGGAAGTCAATGTAGTAATTGTTGTATCTTGAACTGATAATCCACCCAATCCACTTGCTGCGCTGCCTGCTACACCTGATCTAGTTGTTCTTGCCACTTTTTACTCCATTAAGGTTTAGCATTAGTGCTTACTAAGTACCTAGTACCTGTACTATAACCTGCTGTATTATCATTAAGTTGAATATCTTGTCCTGTGTAAGGATTTGGATGAGTATATCCAGCTGCTCCGATACCTAGAAAATTACGTTCTGAATAGTCTCCGCTAGGATCAGTAAATGTGCTATCTCTTAACCACCATCTGCCACCATCTCCAGTTTTCCAATCAGGAGCTCCTGAAGCATAAAATCTAGGATTTCTCATAATATAGGTACTATAATTTCCGTTGACAGTTCCGCCAGTAGTTGAAGTGTTCCTATAAACTACATATGCAGTTTGGAAATAGTCATTGTTTGCACTGCCTATAATATTTCTAACATAATCTGTCATTGCACGCCAATGGAGTACACTTCTAGGGTAAACAAGATCTAATCCCAAAGCACAACCACTATGCTGTTCACCGTACTTGGTTATCGCTGTACCTGCTGATATATTATAAAAGTCATAGCCGCCACTTTCGTAGTTTAAGTCTACATACATTTGTAGAGCATTGGGCATTTTAGCACTTTTAATCCAGAACGTTCCTGAAGTTAGGCTAAAAGGTTGTCTAATATTGTTTGCTATCCAATACCCATTAGGTGCCGGATTTGTTTGGCTACTTCCTGGATAATTTTGTCCGTTTACATTTAAGGATGAAAAGACGGTCCAAGCACCACCGGATCTAATTAATGTAAAGCTTTGAGTATCAAAACTACTAGATCCTACAGTAGGAAATGTTCCACCTGCCCAGTAGATATTTACACTTGCTCCATCTATTTGTACTGCTGTAGCAAGATACCCGGTCGCGCCCTGAGTCAAATATAATGTTAATTCATACTTTCTATTGTCAGTAGTAGGCATATTAGTAAAATTAGCCGTAAAGTTTGCTGCAATACCTGTATGTGAAAAATTCATACCTAATGCAAAATTATGAACTACAACACCAGTTGCTCCTGACAACGGAACAAGAACTTCACTAGTTTCTTCGTAAGTCATAGAAGTTACTGTTAAGTCTGTAAACACACCTGTGCTTGGATTTACATTTCCTACAGGAGCATTACTAAGACCTCCAGTGCTATTTAATGCACCAGTTATACTAATTGCACCTGCTACACCCACGCCACCAGTTGTGGTTATTGCTCCTGTAGCTGTTGTTGTGCTTGGTGTTGTATTACTAACAACGAATCTTGAAGGAACAATTAAAGTATTAGCAGGACTAAACGTTATGTCACCGTTTACATCCTGTGTACTTACATTGGTCCCTGTTACTAATAGTGTTCCAGCTCCACCACTTGCTCCTGTAACAGCCGTACCTTGTGAAATCTTTCTTGGCATATTATAAATTTCCTAACGGATTATATCTAAAATAAATTTCTACATCTCGCATAGCTTGATTTCCAAAATTACCTGTTGAAGCTGAAAGTGTCAACGAACTTCCTCTAAACCATTGAGTATTATTTTCAACTCCGCCGGTTTCCCATTGTAGAATGCTTCTGGGATTTAGATAACTAGTAAATGATCCTGTACTGTCTGTATTATCATTATAAGGCCCATTCCAAGCTAATCCTGGATAAGAAGGTCCATTTTCATATCTAGCACCTCCGTTCAACTTTAAGTTAGCTGGCCCAGTGTTTGACATTTTAAAAACTTTAATTGGATTCCCAATGCCTTGTCCGTTAGGATCATCGGTAAAATTTAATAATGGACTACTTGTTGCTGGATTAGTAGCCATTCTATCATATAATGCATCTAAAGAGTGTATTACTATAATATTTGCATTACTGGTTCGTCTCCACATTAACTGTGTATTACCACCGTCTGTTCCTGGATATGCTTTAGCTATATCTAATCTACAAAAAGACGTTTGATTGCTAGCTCTTGTGGCTGCTAAAGTACCAAACGTAGAAAATACTGCTTGTTGTACGTTTCCTACCCCAACAATACTACCTAAGTATCCCATCATCATCCAGCGACCGCCGTCAGTGGACATATCACAATAAACCTGAGTAGGTCCTAGCTGAGGTAAATTAATCCAATAAACATTACTTGTTGTAATGCCTGCATTAAATAGGTAATTTGCATTAGGTGCAGCCCTTGAGCTACTACTGCCGTCTAAAAGTAAGCTATGGTTTTGTATTGTTGAAATAACAGTCCATACACCATTAGCCCTTACTAAACTAATTAATTGAATGTCAATATTGTTTGCTTTAAATTGTCCGCCTTGCCAATTTACTGGTTGGACTGATCCATTTATAGCTATCGAGCTGGCATAGTATGGTACAGCACCTTGATTAAGAACTAGTGTAAAAGTATAAGTCCTGTTAGCTGTAGTAGGAACATTAGTAAAATTAGCTGTAAAATTAGCACTGATTGAGCTATGCACAAATGTATTTGCAACAGTGTAATCATGTACCACAACACCGGTAGCCGCTGTTAATGGTAAGGATACTTCAGCTGCTTCGCCTATAGTTGTCAAGCCTGAAGCTGTAACTGTAGTAAATCGTGCTGCTGCTGGTGTAACGCTGCCTATGGGTCCATTATTCCAAGCTGTTGTAGTTATGTATCCGCCAACATTAACTGAACCTGTTACTGTTAATGGACCACTTACTCTTATAGCACCAGTTGAAGTGCTAGTAGAATTTGTAGCATTATTAATTCTGACAATATCCTTTGAGTCCAAAATTCCACCTGAAGTAGGGGATAATGTAATATCCCCAGCCGACGTACTAAGAGTATTTTGTATAACTTGAATTTGTCCTAATCCGCCTGATGCGAACCCGTACCCTGATGATATTCTTCTTGTCATATTAATTAGGTCGCTGTTTCAATTCCAAATACAACTGCACTAACACTGCTTGCACTAGAATATACAATTAAGTATTGATTAGCTGCCATTACAATACCTGTTCTTTCTAATACACCATTTGCTAAAATGCTTACACCGTATTCTAAATAGTCTGCAAGTGCAGGGCTTGCACTTGTAGATAATGCTACTCTACAAGTAATAGTGCTTGCTGTCCTATTACACACTGATAAAGTAACTACTGCAAAATTACTTGCAGGGCACTGATATACAGTAGTATTAGTAGTAGCTGATAAATCTGAAGCTCCTAGTCTTCCTGTTGCCATGTTTTAATTCTCCATTATAATAAAAAGTAATTCCAAGCTAATGGGTATCCTGTTACACCAGCTGAAAAGTTAAAATTAGCCTTCATCTGAATTGGTGCCCCAGAAGTAGTTGTTATCTGGTTGTTCGAAATTTCAATAAATCCAGCTACTACACTATTTACATTTAATGACGCACCACCGCCACCAATTTGCGAAGCAATATATGTTCTAATTGCTCGTTGTGTTGGTACAATTTGATCACTGTTAGCAGTAAAGAATGGATCTGTACTAAATTCAACAATAGTTGCACTGCTACCACCAAGTGTAACTGATCCAAGTGTAAGTTCTGCTAGTCCTGCAATATTAAACGCATCAGCATTTAATGTAGCAATACCAGTGCTTTGTTCAATTGTAAATAGCTCCCCAACCCTAAAATTACCATCTTGGTCAGTACTAGTATAAAATACACGACCGCCATTATTATCCACTGTTTCTTTAGCTTGACTTGGAGTGTTGTCCGGTATTCCTCCTGGATAATTAGTTTCATCAAAGTTACCAGTTCCAATATCTAAGAAATCGTGTCCTGTTAATCGAACCTGACTATAGCGTATTCTAGTAGTTACAGCAACTTCATGATTAGGAGCATTATATAAGGATAAGTCTGGACTTATTTGTAAAAATGCCCCAATTGATCCAGATTCTGAACCACTTTGGCTTAATACCTGAACAAGCTTGTAGACAAAGTTTGGCTGGCTTGATAGTACAACGTTTGCGCCTGCTGCTGGCACTGCTGTTAATCTTTTTACAGCAACATATGCACCAGATTGGAAGTTATCTCCGTAACCATCTCCAGTATCTACTTGAGCTGTAGCAGAAGCATAAGCAGTACCTCTATTTCTAAAGCTTGGATTAGCTAGTGCGCCTTTACCTATTCTTACTGTAAACGGAGCTTCATAAGTGTTATTAGGATCAGTAATTGTCATTGTTGGAGCACTTGCGTATCCAGAACCAGGTTCTGTTATACGAACAGCATATATCTTCTTATTAGCTACATAAGCTCTTGCTTTTGTTGTTGCTCCAAGATTGCTGCTACTAGCAACAGTTCCAGCAGTACTTCTTTGTACACTTACCCAAACTCCAGTTTTATTTGGATTTCCGAAAGCACTACCACTAAATCCATTAGCTGCGGTGCTCATTGTTCTGGATGTCCACAATACTCCATCCTCACTTGAAGCTGCTTGAGTACTTTGGCTTACTGCTAAGAATACTCCTTGCCCGTAATTTATACTTGTCCAAGTAGCGCTGGCAGGCAGTGTACTTGCCACCCAGGTTATACCATCTAGGCTGTAGGCTGCTGCTGTTCCAGTTGTTGCAGAAACAGCAACAAATCTGTTATTACCATAAGCTACGCTTATCCAATTACTTGAGCTAGGTAATGTTGCAGCAGTCCAGGTTGCACCACCATCTGTAGAATAGGCAGCACTATTTCCGCCTGATGAAACAGCCACAAATTTACCTTTACCATAGGCTAAACCAGTCCAAGCTGCTGCTGAAGGAAGAGCTCCTCCTGAAGTCCAAGTGATACCACCATTAGTGCTGAATCCTGATCCAGTTATACCATTACGAATAACTACCCATCTTCCATTACCACTTTGTAGTCCATAAGCAACATATGTTCCTGCATTACCAGAAGCAAAAGCTGCGGGTAATGCACCACCTGCTGTCCAGGTTTGTCCACCGTTTAAGCTGTAAGCATTTACTGTTGTGCTATCAGATACTGCTACTAAACTTGTAGCTATAGGTTTAGCTGTTCCAGTACTTCCAGTATATCCTGCGCCTGAGTAATTATTATAAACAAAATAAGTTCCTACCAAGCTATTAGCTGCACCAATGTTTGTCCATATAGTATTTCCAACACTAATAATTTGATACAATCTTCCATTTACAAATGAACCAGCTGTCTCAGATACTGTAATATCTCCACTTACTGCTGTTGACCAATTGCTAGCACTAGGTAAAGCTGTTGCACCGGGGCTTGCCCAGGTTATACCATCTAAGCTAGTATTAAGATTTTGCGTTCCTGAAGCTAACGCTACAAAATACCCACCCTGTCCAGTTCCATTGAATTCAAATTGAGTGATTGCTCCGGAACTAGTATTTACGCTGGTAACAGTTATAGTTAAATTGTTAGCAGGACTAGCGCCTCCTAAGTTTGTGCCAGCAATAGTAAGTGTGTTTCCTATAGCATAATTTGAACCTGCACTTTGCTGAATAACAACTAGGTATTTAGGACCTCTTCTAATTACATTAAAAGTTGCTCCAGCGCCACTGCCTCCAGTAGCCGCTACTGCACTATAATACGCAGTTGTTGGAGCCCAGTCTACTGTAACATAAGTTAAACTAGTAGCTAAAGTTCTAGCTGTTGAGCTAAATGTAGGAGATGTAAATGACAATGCTGGTTCTATAACATAGGTAGTTGATGCATCTGGTGCTACTATAGTAGTCCCAGGTACAACATGATCCCAACCTGATGTTCCAGTACTTTCTTTTATTATTGTCGCTAACTTTAATCCTGAGCTATAAACACTAATAATACCATATTGTCCTGCTCCTGATCCAGCTGTTAATAATATTTTCATTCCTACATAAGCACTACTAACTTCTGAATCTGTTGCGGCTATTGTTATATTAGTTGTAGTACCACCTTGAGCAGTATTTGCATTACTTAAATATCCAAATCCGCCAAAATTCCCTGCAACTTCAGGAGCATTTGTGCTATCATCCACGTTATCTAATAGTCGAACTTGGAAGACACCATCGTCTCTAAATTCATCTTGCTCTACTGCTATACCAGCGCCTGCACCACCTATTGACCATGTTGCATATGTATAATCTGTGCCTGCATTAGTAAATTCATATTGCCACAGTTGATTGATACCATCTGTAAGGACCGATCCAACATCTGCTGTAAATTTTCTATTATCAACTACGGCTGTTATAGCTGTTTCTGTTGCGTCAAACCCTTCAGCTACAGAACCAAAGTCTCCGTAACTATTGTTACCATTTGTTCCTCTAATTCTTCCGCCATTTTCAGACAAATATCCAACGTGTGAATAGTAGGTAAACACACTAACAAGTTCTGCTCTAGCATTATTTGTTACCCAGCATCCTATACCGTCACTAATAACCTGAGTAAAGTCATTAGATACCATACTATCATTGCCGCCGTTATGTAAAGCTCCATCAATCTTTTGACCAATAGCTGCATAACCAAATGTTGTACAGTTTTGAATATAAGGACTTCTGCTTATGATCCAAGAATGATAATCGTGTGGTCCAGCTCCAGGATCTAAGCTAGCATATGCTCCTGCACTTACACGGCTTGTTCCGTATGCGTTAGGTGCTAGCAAATCTCCATTTAGTCCAAACATAGTTTGATTTCTGAGACCTGTTTCGTTTCTTAGATAATACATATCTTCTTCTGCACTACCTCGTACAGCATTAGCATAGTATCTCGCTGCTAAAATAGATTTATAATTGCCAGTGTAACGAAGATCGAATTTCAATGCATCAAGCATTTCATTAACATCTCTTAAACAAAGTGTTGTATTAAACACTAACTTTAGTGTCATCGAACCAGATCCTGTTGTCAATGAACCTGTTAATGGTGCTGTCGCATCTCTTGTTGTCGCTATAGCAAACTCATTATTATTATTCACAACACTATAAACATAATAAGTTGTATTTGTTGTAACTCCGGAGAAAGCAGTTCCTGTAAATTTAATAGCCGCATTACGCTTTAACCAAGATCCGTTACCTCCTAAGGTAAACAATCCAGTTGATGAGCTATAAGAACTAACTGTTACGCTATAAGTACTATCCATATAGGCAGTAATTTCACTTACAATATAATCTCTATTTCTTTCTAACTGTAATATAGCATAATCAAAATTAGGATCGCTTTGACCGCAGGTTAATCCCTCTGTAGTAGCACCAAATACAATTTCGTCTAGCGTATTCATTAGTGTTTCTATTCTGCTTTGTGCAGTAGAATCCCCAGCGACATTCGATTTAGCTTGTCCTTTAACGTATTGGAATGCATCTCTTGTAGCGGTTTTTTGTCCTAAGCTAAACACATCACTTGCACTGCTTCTTAGATATGAATATGCGGCAGCTACAGTTTGTACATTTGTATTAAATTGAAAATCATATCCTACTGCATCTAAAATAATTCTTACATCGCGATTACATTTGGCAGTGTTATAAGTTAGACTTGGATACTTACCAGTTATATAATTGCTCATATTGGTAACTATTGTTCCTACAGCAGCACTTAATGCTGTATATGCTGTAGTTAGTCCTGCACTAAGAACATTATTATTGTTAATTACTGGACGATCTTCCCAATCAAAAACAATTGTTAATCCTGTTCCATTAGTTAAAGCTCCTACACCAGACCCGCCATATGAAAGTGCCACAGTAAATGACGTTGTTGTTGTTGTTAAAACATAGTATCGTGTGTCAGCTGTAACACCATTAGCTGTGGTTCTAGGAATAACTAAATCACCTGCTGCAAGCCCGTGAGCTGCTGCTGTATTAAAGGTATTATTTCCTGTAATGCTTATTACTGTAAAGTTTGGACGACCAGTAGTAGAATTAGCTGTTAGGATTCCTGTAATTATATCGATACAATTACCTATAAATCCTGTTGTATTTCCGCCATTAGGAAAATTAGTGCTATCTCTAAATTGCACTTTAGCATTTCCTGTGCTTGCTGTTACTGCAATGTTTTGAACTACCTGTTGTAATACAGTTTTTAGACGTGTATATGCAGCAATTGTTGCAGCTAATTCTGTGGAGTCAATTAACAAAGTGCTTCCTGGACCATCGAAATAGGCTAATCCAGCATTTAAGCTTTGAGTATTTCCGGTATATGTAAGGTCATATACTAAGGCATCTACAATATATCCAACATCTCTTTTACACTTTGTCCTTGAATATTTCACACTTGGGTAATTTACATCTGTGAATTTAGCAATTTCCTCTTTGATAAATTCTTTATTTTCTATAATAAGTTGTCTTGCATCTCCGTAGCCTTGCAAATAACTAACACTATTATAAAGATAAGGTAATGTATAACTTCTCATATGAGCTGTATTAGCAATAGTGTCAATCTTATGTTGCATAACGCCTACTAACTTTTCTACTTCTACAGCAGTAGAAGCAGGAGCTAATGGCCAAGAACTGCTTTGAGTAGCGGTATTTCCAGAACTTTCTGTAACATTAGTTCCTTGAACAATTTGTCCTACTACAGTTCTAAGCCTACTCATTGTATTAAGAGTATAAGAAACATCACTTAAATTTATTAGACTGCCTGCTGGACTTACTCTAGTCGACCTTAACTCATCTCCAATTACTACTGTACTTTCTGGAACTATGATAGGAAGTGTTTCGTAGTATTCACCTGTTCTTACATTGATAGTATTATTAGCAGGATTTCTTTCAGTAATATTAGCAGTAGATTGATCAAGTAATGCAGTATTAATAATGCCAACCAAACTTACAATGTTACTATAGACACCTGTTTCTGCTGTGTAGGTAGTGTCAATATACTGACTGACAATAGCTGTAGAATTATCTCCATTTGTTACTTGGTAATTAACAGTAGGAGCTTGATTGGTTAATACTTTTTGTATTAAAGTAATCATGTAATCATAGCAAGCTATATCTTGCAACCTTTCAGCTGCTAGTCTTGTGTAAGTTCCATTTTCTCCAGGGTAAAGAGCATTTACATAGGCTAGTGCTGCTCCTCTGCTACGAACATTACCTCCGTGTGTAATGTCGTATACCAACCCGTCTATCACCCATCCAATGTCTCGTTCACATCTATCTCTTGCAAAAGTAAATCCAGTTGTAAACGGACTAATATTGTTTGTTACTTGATATTCTATCCACTCACATACTTCTTTTTGGATAAAAATTCTATTCATTTCTAACAAACGTTTGGCATTAGGATTCATACAGCCGCGTTCGATTTGCTGTGCTGCGTATCTTACTGTTTTCCAAGGTTTATCAATAGTTCCGCCATATGTTGGAAATGGTAAGTCTTGTCCGTTCGTTGCCACATAATAAACATTATCTGTTTGTCCCCAGCTTACCCATTCTGGTGTTGAGCTTGATGAGACACGTAAAACCTGACCTTCTGTTCCTACTGGTAATCTAACAGGACCAGAAGTGCCATAATAAACCATATCGCCTTTAGTGGTCATTACACTGGTTTCTGTTCCTACATTAAACAGATCCCAATATGTAGAAGTTGCGTCTTGATCAGGTCTGCTTAACACCTGTCCGCCGCCAGTTGCACCCACTGTAGACCCGTCATCTCCTTCTGACCTATGTGCTAGTTTACAAATATAAGTGTTAGCTCCATATCGAACAAGATCATTTTGAGCATACTCTGTATCATCAGCCCAGGTTCCTCTCCAGTTAAGGCCTTCACTTAAGGCAGTCCAGTAAGTAGCATTAGGTGGCTTAGGGCTAAAGGTAACTGTATTTGATAAGCTACTAGCAGTTGTTGGAGCGAATGTTGTTCCTCCAGGAGTTGTGCTAATTGTAAACTGTGTAGCATTTATTACCTGCTTAACATAATATGTTCCACTGATATTAACATTACCAAAAGCAGATCCTGTAAAACGAATTACCATACCGGCTTCCATGCCAGTAGTGCTAACTGCTTGAAAATAATTTGTTACACTACTTGTACTTTGTAAGGTTGTTTGAACGCTTGGTGCATCAGTATTGGCAATAAATAAATTTCCACCAACTTTAATTATTTCTCCAATTTTATATGAAGTTGTAATGCTCCAAGTTGATTGAAATTTAAAATTTTCGCTGAATAAGTCCCAATTAGATGTTCCTGTTATAGGGTTACTAGCACTATGAACAGTTTTAGCTATATATTGATTACCACCATATCTAACAACATCACCTGGCTGATAAACAGTGGAATTCGACCAGTCTGATTCGTATTCAAAACCTTCTACAAATTGTTCCCAATAAGCTGTATCAGCTCCAAAATTTGATCCTGAGCTATGTGCTGCAATACAAATCCATAAACCGGCCCCGTATTTTACAATATCATTGGCTTTATATCTAGTTGTTGCTGCCCAGGTACCTTTATAGTCTACGCTAGTAGTATAAACATCCCATTTAGATTGATCTTGTTCTAATCCTAGTGTTGCTGTAGCTGCACTGGTATGGTATGTTAGGCAAATATAACTTGTAGCTCCATACTGAACAACATCATTTAATTTATAACGTGTGCTTGTTGACCAGTCACCTTTATAATCAATGCCCGATAGATATACGGACCAGTCAGCGGTATTTTGCTCCAGTCCAAGAGAAGCTGTGGCTGCACTAGTATGACCGTTAAAACAGGTGTATAAGTTTCCGCCATATTTTACAATTTCACCTGCATAATAAACTGTAGATGTCGTCCAATCCCCTCTCCAGGTTTGTCCTTCACTCATTTTATTCCATCTGCTTGGAGAAACATTAATGTCTGTATTAATGCTTGCAGCAGAGGTATGCCCTATGGTGCAAATATAGGTACTATTACCATATCTTACAACGTCGTCTTTTACATACGCTGTAGCTGTTGTCCAGGTACCTTTCCAAACAAATTTTAGTCTACCAAGTTTAAACTCTGCCATATTAACTCCGAGATTCTATTTTATAATATTTATTTTTTATCCAACATTAAAAGAAGCGTAAAACATACTTTGAGCTAAAATAGAACCTTGTATGGCGCTTCCTGGGCCTGAAAAATTTGCAATTACTGGAATTTGATTTGTTAAGTTAGCTGAGTTACTTATTTCAGCAGGACCTACTTTTACTGTTCCAGCAATGAAGCTAGCAGTTAACAGATCTTCTCCACCGATGTTTAATCTTGATTGTAAGTAAGAAATAATAGCTTTTTGAGTCGGAACAATATTATTAGAGTTAGCTGTAAATTTAGGATCTGTACTAAATTCTCTAATAACAGTTCCTGTTCCACCCACGACCACTCCACCTAAAGCTAGTTCTGTAAGTCCTGCTAAGTCAAAGAAGTCAGCGCTAATTGTAACAATGCCTGTTGCTTGCTCAACTGCAAATAGATCGCCTGCTCTAAAGTTACCGTCTTGGTCAGTGCTTACATAAAAAACACGACCTCCATTGAGCTGTCCTACTTCGTTAGAAGGAATTCTGTCATAGTCATAATTTACATACAGACTTGGATAATTTGTTTGTAAGAAATTTCCTGTTCCAACATCTAAGAAATCATGTCCCGTTATTCTAACCTGACTATATAATTCTTTTACAATAACTTCCATATCATCTTGAATATAATCTGCCACGGTGATAGTTGGTGTTATTCTAAATGTTGATCTGTACTTACCATTTATATTACTAACATTAATACCTGTTACTACGGCAGTGTAATAAGTTGATTTTCCGCCAATATAAAATTGTGCTCCAGGTCCTGGAACAGTTGTTAGACCGTCTACTGTAATATAAGATCCTACAGGAAGAATATCTGCGAAACCATCACCGCTAACTGCTACTGTTGTTGAGCTTGTTCGATATCCGTTTCCTCTTGTAAGGAATGTAGGTTGTGCTAGTACACTATCAGCTATTCTTACTCTATATGTTGCATTTGAAGTAATATTTGGATCAGTTAAAGATATAGTAGGTGGTATTGCATATCCTGAACCTGGTTCCCATAGTAATACTTTAGTGACACCTTGTTCTACTACTACACGACCTAAAGCTCTTGCACCTGTTAAAATTCTATTAATAGATCTACTGGCTGTTGTAGTACCTACTACCCATACTCCTCTGTTATTAGATTTAGTTGAATCTCCTAAACTAATATCAGGATTACCAAAAGCAACAGGACCCCAATTTTGTGCTGAATTTAAACTTCTTCCAGTCCAGCTTATACCGTCATAGGAAGTTGCGCAAAATGCTGTTACATCTTGTTGAGGACTTTTGCAGGTTGCAAAAAACACACCTTGTCCGTAGCGAATACGTTCCCAATACATTTCTAAAGTATCGTCTTGAGGCATTCCGTTAGAGCTTGTTTCCCAATTTAGTCCATCAAAACTATAAGTTACATATCCTGTAGTAGAAACAGCAACGAATTTACCATTGCCGTAAGCAATACTAGCCCAGTTTTGTAAACTAGAATCTTGAACTTCAATTACGGCGCCTTGCCAGGACATAGTTGTTCCGTTCCAGGTTCCTATAGCAACAGCATTACTACTATTTGCTATAGCAACAAACTTTCCTTTTCCATAAGTTATCGCTACCCATTCATTTGTTGCACTATCACCTACGTCAGGCAATGTTGTTGCTACCCACCCAATGCCGTTTATACTTGTAGCTGCTGTATCTAAGTTATTTGCTATAGCACAAAACACTCCATCGCCGTACGCACAGCTTACCCAATTTCTAGAAGAAGGCATACTGCCTTGAGTCCAATTCACCCCATCGGAAGAATAAGCCATGGTACTTGAACCGTAAAGAATAGTTACAAACTTATTCATACCGTAGGCCAATGCTCTCCAAAATCCTGATGTGGGTAGTAGAGAGTCATACCATACTAATCCATCTAAGCTATGGCTAGCTACACTGCTTGCACCTGGGCTCATAACAAATCTACCGCTAGTTCCAATTCCTTCATAGGTAAACCCAGTTATAACACCTCCTGTATCAATGCTTGTTACAGTAATTGTTATGTCGTGCTCAATAGCTTCTCCTCCAATATTAGCTCCAGTAATTGTTAATATGTCATTTTCTTCGTAATCTAGTCCGCCAAAGGTTAAGGCCACTGAGTAAGATCTGCCGGTTTTTGTTACATTAAAAGTAGCTAGTCCAACATCAGTTAATTTATTAGTGTAAGTTTCAATTGTTTCACCGTATATAGCATTAGCTTTAATAGTTGTACTTTGACTTAAAGTAGAGGCTACTGAGAACCCTGGATCAGAAAATACTACTCTTGGCTCAATTCTATAACGACTTGAAGTTGTTAACTGTGTTTTAATAATTGTTCCTGGAACAACATGGTCCCAACCAGGAGTTCCGCTTGATTCTTTACTTATTGTTGCTAATTTGTTAATAGGATCATAGCTAGTAATATATCCATATTGTCCTGTTCCTTCGCCTGATGTAATTACAATTCTACATCCTAATATTTCTGCTTCTGTACTTGGATCGTTACTAGCCAGAGTAATTGAAGTTGTCGTTCCAATTTGGGCGTTATTACCTCGTATTATGTGTCCTGCTCCAGAGGTCAGCACCTGAGCTTCAAAGACTCCGTTATCTCTAAATTCTTCTTGTAAAACGGTAGCTCCTGTACCTGAGCTAGTAAATGTATAATTTGCAGTTGTATATTCTTGTCCAGCATTTTGAAATTCTAAAATAAAAATATAATCATTTACTTCACCTGCAAACGCTGACGCAATAATAGCTTGTTCAGTTTGCGTGTTAACCTTACCAATCTGGGGTACTTCTAACGGATCACCTCCATCGGCAATCGCGCCAAATTTTCCATAAGAACTGTTTCCGTTAGTTGCTCTTATTATGCCTCCATCCTCTGAAAACATTCCTATTTGCGAATAATAGGTAAACACTGAAACTAATTCTGCTCTTCCACCATTCAGAACATGACAGCCTACACCATCACTAATGACCTGGGTAAAGTCATTGCTCACAATAGATTTATTGCCGCCGTTATGTATGGCGCCATCAATTTTTTGTCCTGTAGCTGCATATCCAAATGTAGTACAATTTTGTACATAACAACTTCTTGTTAAAATCCAGGTTCTGTTATCATCCGGTCCCCATCCTGGGTCTAAACTCACATAACTTCCGCCACTTGGTCTTTGATAAGGTTCTAAACCAATATTAGCTTGCAAGGTGCCTTCTAATCCGAGCATAGTCATGTTTCTAATACCAGTGGCATCTCTTACATAGAACATATCTTCAAGATAAGAACCTTTTACTGCATTAGAATAATACCTAGCAGCTAAGACTGATTTATAATTACCAGGATAGGTAACATCATAGATAAAAGCTTCAATATAACGTTTTGTGTCTCTTCCACATCTGTCTTGATCAAATACATAGCTAGGATAAGAAGATGTCATAAATGCATTTATTTCTGCAATTAAAAAGTCTTTATTTGCACTAAGAGCAGCAGCAGCCGATAAGGCAGATACTGAAGTTGTAGCAGTGTTAGTTCCATAAACAGCAACAGTAGATCCGACATTGCCTACTTTATAATTAATATAAGTTTTAACATCTGTTATTAAACTTAGTACTTTATTAATGTTAACAGTTAATGCACCAGTATTTGATACATTTTGACTTACTGTATTGCCAACAGATTTAATTATTGTTGTACCAGTAAGTAAGTCAGACATAATAAATTCTAATCTATTCAGGCAAGCAATAGTATAACTATAATCATTGGCTAATGCAGCTATAGGTTCATTAGCTAAAATTCTTGCTGACCTTAATTCTTCACCTACAACAGCAGTTCTTGCAGGAATAATTATAGGTAAAATTTCGTAGTAATCTCCGGTAGAAACTTTAATTGTAGTGGTTCCAGTCCAGCCATCATCTGCTTTTTCGCAGGCATATCTAATTGTTCTAAAAGGTTTAAAATAATTTATACCTCTATTAGGATCTGTATCATCATCAACACCATTAGTTCTTACATGAAATACTCTATTAATGTTCCCCCAGGTTTTATAACCAATATCACCATCGTCATTTTCAATAACTAAAAGTTGATCTTGTTCTCCAATCTTCACCCTAGCAGGACCATAAGAGCTTAAATCTCCTATAATTGTGCTGCCATCGTTTCCTACATCATCTCTGCTTAAATTATAGGTTAAAAGGTCTCCAGGCTTCTTTAATCCTGCATAAACATCACCTTGAACAAACACATCCCAATAGTTATATCCACTACCGTTGTCACCTGGGAAGCTGTTAATAGCACTTATATGAGCTATGTTTGATTTATAAGTAGTTCCTAAATATACTACAAGGTCATTTAAATCATAAGAAACTGGATAGTCCCAAGATCCTCTAAATGTTGAGCTAGGTACAAGCAAAGTCCAATTAGAATTATCTAAATAATCTATTGAGCTACCATCCTGATTAGTATCTGTTAAACTTACAAATAAGTTTGCTCCCCTAAGAACTACATCACCTTTTTTGTAAGTACCGGATGTGCTAAAATCACCTTTAAAATTATACCCTTGTAATTGTACTTGCCAGGTTGGATTTCCATCAGGAAACAAACTACTTACTCCTGGAATACTATGATCTAATGGAGACACATTAATAGTAGCTACATAAAGATAGCTACTATAACGAACAACATCTCCTACACCGTAATAAGCAGTTTGGTCATAGTCTCCTCGAAAGTTATTTCCATAAAGATACAAAGTAAATTTTGTAGAATCAAATTGATTAACAATTGAACTACTTGTATGTTCGTTAGTACATCTCCAGATACTTCCACCGTATTTTACAAGATCATTAAGCCTATACCTTGTAATAGGTGTATGAGAACCAGCATAAGTAAAATTTTCTAAAAATAAAGTCCAGGTCTCTCCTGTACTATCATCATTGCCATCATTATTTCCAGCAATAATACCTTGTGCTATTGACGGACTAGTATGCTCTAATATACAACGGTACTGATTACTATTGTAAAGAACAACATCGCCTTTTTGGTACCTAGTATTGATCTGCCAATCGCCTTTAAATCTTATTCCTATAGCAAATATAGTCCAATTAGATTCTGACTGATTAAAATATTGAGTCCCTGCATGATCCGTTAAGCAAACATACAGAGTTCCTCCTGCATTAATAATAGATCCTGCTGTATAATCTTGATAACTTTGCCAATCTCCAAGAAAAGTAAAACCATCTGTCATTCTTTCAAATGCAGGTGTTGGACTGGTATCTGCGGAATCAGCTAGAAAAGTTTGTCCGTCATAAAAATTAGTAGAAACGTGTCTTCTTACACAGGTCCAACTTCCACCGCCATAGAATACTATGTCATCTAAAAAGTACTCTGTGTTAGAATTCCATATTCCGCGCCATCTAAAGCGCAATCTACTAATTTTAAACTCAGCCATTATGTTTTCCTGTACTTATTCAATATTTATAATTCTTCTTCGTAGGTATATTTTTGCGCAATTCTAGCAATAAAACTACCATTTTCGTCTATGTAATAATACATAGACCTTGTGTCCCAACGATATTGACTAAAATACAAGTTGTCATATACAATATTATGATTCTCATCTATGTTATCAACATAGTCAACACCATATTCGAATTCGCTGTAATCTTCTTCCGCTGGACCGTTATTGTTTACTACAATAAGTTCGTCTGGTTGTAATGTATTATACTTTCCAAAATATAAATCACCTTCTTTTGTTCGTCTTAGCCCATAAAAATATTTTGGCGCATCGCCTAGTAATGTAGTTTCATCAAGTCCAAATAAGTAATTATTCTGTGCCATCGTTTATCCTTTAAACAATTTCAGCATAGCTTACTACTACATCTACGCTGCCTGGTTGATCACTTACTAGTCTAAGAGCACAATTTTCTGCTAGTATAAGTTTTTCACCATTAGTTACTATTTTTAATGAATTGTAAGGAGGTATAACAATGCCCTTCACCCAATAAGCCTCTGTACTGCTTGCATCAACAACTTTAACATCTACAATTACATTATCATCTGTGACATTGGCTGCATTACAACCTAAAATTGTAAATCTGTTGTTTGAAATCGTGTTCACAACGTCGACTGGTGTAAGGCCTACGCCTTTAACAACTTTGGTTCTAAAAAAGGTTGCCATATTTCATCCAAAAAAAGCTTGTCTTGTATTTATTAAAAATAAAATAATAGCTTTTTAGTTAACGGTCTAGGCCGTTTATTATGTAAATGTTTTTAGTAGTTGGAACACTACTACCAAAATGTATCCAAGCACCTGCTGCATAACCTATAGGATCTTGCAATATTTCATAATTTACATTGGCCACCTGTATGACATTTTCAACTATAACTAAAAGTCTTTCTGCGATTTCACTAGCAGTTAGTGACAAAGAAGAGCCTTCTTTTTTAAAGTCAAAAGGGTTTATGCTTAAAGGTCCAAACATATCACCACCAGAATGAGAAACAAAAGATTGGAATGATAGCGTGCTCGGTTCTTTAAACTTTATCGTACGCCAAATTGCGTTACCTGTAGAGCTATTTCCTTGATATGCTTCTAGTTCATTTGAGTCTGAGTTATAACGTATCATTCCTTCTATAGAAGTTACTGGACGGTCGGCAGTTTGCCCTTTAGGAATAAGCAAACTAATTTTACCATCCATAGTAACTCGACCATCAGTTTCTACACTAACACTTTGATCTTTAACATTTCTAAAATTAAGCTGACTCTTTTTCAGAAACTTCATTAACCTACTCGCATAGAACTTACTGTTACAACTAGTCTATTATTAGCAGACGGTGTTGCTATTAAATAATCACCTGTAGTTAATACTAACTTTTCTGTATCAAACGTAAATGTCTCGCCTGCTGGAACGGTTAAACTATTAACTAATTTCATTGTATTTCCAGTATCTTGACTGTATGCAGATAAATCTAAATTAGCATCATTAGAATCAACATTACAAAATATTAAACAGGTAACTGCGTGTTCTTGTACATCGGTTACAAGTGTACCTGGACAAGTGAATATTGTGGTTCCTCCTGTTAATAATGCTGCGTTACGAATTGCCATTTTCTTGTCCTTAAAATATCATGCTAAATCCCAAGGCTCTACGTCTACTTACTAACTCATCACCTGCTGTAGGGTTAGCAAAGTATAGACCAGTTTTGCCCATACCTAGTGTAGATTTGCTATAAAGGACATTATAATTACTGTTGGTACTAGGAGTAGAAACCTGATTATCTAGTTGTAAAACTCCAGTAGTTTCTAAATCAGAACTTACTTTTACTTTTCCAGTTCCACTAGGATCAAGTTCAATATTTCGATTAGCTACTCCAGTTACGCTAATAGTAGCATTTGCTCCGCTACTAGAAATTTGAAGAAAATCGGTACTTACAGGAATGCTAAGATTATTAGAATCAATTTTAGCCCTCTGAGTCCCATCAACTTTAAAGTTAATATAGCTAGGATTGTTTTGGCTTAAAGGATCAGTGCTACTAGCATCAAATACTCTAACTTCAGTGTCATCATTTGTAATATGAGTAAAGTTTGCATAGTATAATGCAGATGTTACATAGTCTGCCAAACCTTGTGTATTAACTAATGCATCCTTAGCTGTATCATTGTTATATAAAATAATTTGTCCTGTAGCAGGAGCATATTGACCGCCTGCTGTATGTCCGACAGGGTAGTCTAAAATATTTTCTTCGTAATTATTTGTTCCTCGAACAGTTACTACACCAGTACCTTGATTTATCAAATATAAGTTATCGTTATTAGCAACTTGAATACTACTAACATAAAGTCCAGCTCTATTCCCGCCTATTAATAGTTCAAATGAACCATTTATTAGTGCATAGGCGCTGTTACGATGATTAATGTTTTCATTAAAATAAAAGCTAGCATTTCCATTTCCACGTATAATATCAAACCCGCCGTTGCCGTCGCCTGGTAGAGTGCTATTGCTATTACCATCTGCTATAGTGATTTTTTGATCACTAACATAAAGCTGCGTAGATTCTACCTGTGTTTGGCTACCATAGATCCAAAGGTCACCGTATATGTTAACTTTACCTAACCCAACAGACGTAGGACCTCTAGTATCTAAATCAATATCACCAGATTGCTTTACAACTACTTTATAGTTGCCGTCACTTACATTTAATACTTTTACGGTCATTTTAGATTTGTGTTAATACTATTAAGGTCTCTGTTGAATCGTCTTGTAATACCCATTTATAGTTATTACCATTAAATGCATGAGCTTTACGTCCGCCTAGTTTTCTTAAAGGCACAGAAGTTCCTCCTGCTGCCACTCCTACTAGACTAGCATCTCCGTTATTTGCTGGAACTACTGCATCAGTAAGACTACAAATTGCTGTGGTAGCACCGTTATCACTGCTACATTTGAATCTACGGGCACCTTTTTGTTTTAAAATATAACCTTCATAAACAGATCCACCTGTTTTAAATCTGATTGGTAAGTGGGGAGTAGAGGCGTTACCTGTAGGACCGAAATATTTTTTGCTTATTTTATTTGCCATTTTATTTTCTCCTTGACGTTCTAGGTCTATGCTTGGCAAGCATAAGTCATATCGACAATGTATTTATAAGAAATAACAAAGGGCGCACTTGGCGCCCTTAGTAATCAAACTATTTCTTCTTTGTTGATTAGAAGAATGTTGGATTAGATACTGTTACTGTTCCAAGATAATCCGCAGCATTACCTAGAGAGCTTGCAGTATTTGTTAGCTCAACATAACCATAACGTGTCATAAAGCTAACTACTGGCTCAAAGGTGCTAGGATCAAGAACAACACCACTGCTCATCAATGGAATGTATGGGCAGTAGAATGCAGGTGCATCACTTTCTGTTGAACCTTTGTAACCAACAAGCACTGTGTCATTGGCAGCATATGTATCAACATAAACTTTCATTGCACCGTTAAGTGTACCAGCAAACTTGGTGTTTGTTGGGGCTTCGAATGTACCTTCTGTTGTGCGAGCAAATGCACTAGTTGTAGCACTCTGCAACATTGTTAATGTTGTAGGACTTACAACAGCCCAGTTACCAGCGCCACGACGTGTACGCTGAGCGATTGTGTTACTTACGCGGTTGATAGCAACTGCAAGAGCAGCGTGCTCGTCACCAACGAATGTAGCTGTACCGCTTACAGCAGCCTGATCAAAAGCGATCTGGTTCTGTGAACCAGCTAGTGTCTTAAGACTTGCTAGAATTTCGCGATCGATTTCAGCAGTAATTTCTTGTGCTAGAGCAGCCATGATTTCAGCTTCAACATCAATACCGTGTTGAGCTTGCATATCTTGAGCAGCTTCAAATGTCCAGCGAGCGCTTAACTTACGAGTTTTCGCTTCAACTGTTTGCTTTAAGATTTGAATGCTCATTCTGCGACCAGCTTCACCTTCTAAAGCAGCAGTTACAGCAGCTTTGTCGTTAGCAGCGCCAGAATAGCCTTCAGCAATCTTAAATGGGCTTAGTGCCTCTTCACCAGCTGTTACGTCTGTACCACTTGTACTGTTAAAGCTATCAGCATAACGTACACGTAGTGTATGGATTTGACCAACTGGTCCAGTCATTGGTTGTACACCAACTAACTCGTTAGCAATAACGGTTGGCATAACGCGACGAATCACTGGAAGGATCACGCGATTTAATGTTGCAACGTTGCCGGCAGAAGTGGCACCAGCACTAGCACTTTCTGCGAGATACTTACGAGTATTCTCGAGTGTAGTTGCCATTACTGTTTTTTTAGTGCCTTGTAGGCCTTCTAAAAGAGCCTGTTTAGTCTCTGCCCAACGGCCTGTTAGTAGTTCTGACATTATATTATCTCCTAATTGTCTTAAACTTAAATTCCAGCAAGACGACGTATGTCAACAATGTTTGCGTCTTCTTTGCTGCTACTTACGCTGTTGGTTTCTTTATTGCCTGTAACTTCTTTTGCCTCAACTAGTGCCTGTTTTTTCTTCTGGGGAGCGTCGCCAGCAATTACGCTTGGCAAGTACTTTTCAAAACTATTACGTAGTTTTGTAGTATGTACGCTTTCAAGTAATTCCTTCATAATAGCCTTTTGCTGTGGAGCAAGAGGAGCTATTAGTTCATTCATAATACCTTGACGTTCTTGACTTTCCTTAAGAATTTTTACTTCTTTAACTTTGCTTTCCATAACCAGACGTGCTTCTGCTACAGCGTTTTTAGCAGTGGCAAGTTCTAATTCTTTTGTGTCTATGACCTTGAGCAAACGAGATGTTTCTGATTTTTCGTTAAGATAACTGTTCTGATATTCGCTTGAAAATGCTTCAAACAATTTGCGACCGAAGTCATTACGACGAGCACTTTCAATGTCTTCTTTCAGTTGACCAATTTCCTTTGTAAGGGTTTTTTCAACTGTAGATTCTACTAATTGTGCTGCACGTTTTACAAATTGTTCTTTCATTTTAGCAAGTGCTTCGCGTCCTTCACGAACAAGTTTTACCTTAGTTTTTGCTAAGTCCTGCTTGTCTAAATGAAATTCTGCTATTTCTTGTGCAAGAGCTTCTACTACAAACTTTTCTAGAGTTTTAAATTTGCCTGCCATCTGTACCTGATCTTCGTGCAACTCTTTAACTTCAGCTGCAAGCTGTCTTGTAATGAATTCCTTCATTAGTCTAGCAGTCTTTCGACCTTCAACAACAACTCTTGCCTTAGCTTCAGCAAGTTGACCACGATCTTCTACAAATTGCTTGATCTCATCTCTCAGCTGGTCGCCGAGCATACGATCAATCGCTTCTACCATAACCTGTTTGTCATGCTCGTAGCGTTGTGCAAATTCTTCACGTAGTTCTTGAGTTAGCTGTGTACGGGCCTCGGTAATACGAGTATCCCAAGCTTTCTCAATGTCAGCTTTTACCTCTTCAGAAATCACATTATTCTCAAATAGTTGTTTTAGTGCATCCAACATGTGATTCTCCTATTTTTATCGGAGCTTGCCTATTATTGATAATAGGCTCTCTTTGAGATATTTTTGTGCCTTAGGATCGTCTTTGACCTCTTGCGCTATACGCAAGCTACGATAACCATTACGAGTATTCATAAGGTGTTCGTATATTGGTGTAGGGTACGCTCCAGGAGCACTTGGTTGAGCTACCACATCTATTGTGATAATCTCGAAATCTGATACTTCACCGGAACCGTCCTCTCGAACGTTCCCGGATCCGCGACTGCTTACTCCTAACTTCACACTGCTTTCTAACATAGTTTTCACTAGGTTGCCCATTGGTGTTGGTAGGATTTTTAATTTTCCATAACCGTCTGCGCCTTCCATCCACATTTTTGTGACCATATGGCACACGCGGTCAAGGTTAATTCTTAGGTCATCTGGATGATCTACTTCGCCAAGAACTGAATATCCACCTTCAATTTGATCGTTCAGGGTTTTGACAGCCCTGGCGATTTCTTTCGCAGGATAAACACGCTGATTCTGATTCCTTTTGTCACCTTGAATGAAAATCCCTGTCATATACAAGGATTTTCCATTGTCAGTACCGTCGGACTCAACGACCATTTTAGCTTGGTCGAAACTCAGGTTTTCACGAAGATAGTTCATCTATTCTACCTTACTTGGCACGCTTAGGAGCACCGTTCATTAAACTACCGGCGCTTTTGTCAGCCTGCTCTTTTCCTAAGCCATTTGGATATGTTGGCTCTTTATGTTTAAATGCTGTCTTTCCAGCATTTCCACCTGGAACATTAATGTTTCCCATATTGTCCTCTTTTGGATTTCCTTTGAAAACACTACTTCCTTTTAGGTGTCCTTTGTTGGCTTCTACTGGACCACTTTCTGTGCCACCCTTAAGGTTAGCAACTGTGCCACCCATATCGTTTTTACCAGCTACGATACTTTTTGTGTTAGCACCATTGTCGCCCATTTTGCCATAACTTGTATAATCTTTGCCGCCTACTTTCTCTACGTATTCACGCATAAAGTTGTCTGTTTCGAAACTAAGATCATCTTCCTCAGAATCCATATCCATGCCCATGTCGTCTTCACCGCCCATGTCCATGTCGTCTTCACCGCCCATATCATCCATGCCTTCTTCACCGGACATTAGAGCTTCAAATTCTGATTTTAATTCATCAAGTGCATCTTCAAGGTCAACTACACGATCTTCTAGGTCGCCTTCGCCACCCAGATCATCTTCTTCACCGCCCATATCATCATCGGCTTCAAGATCACCAATCATGTCATCGCCGGCATCACCGCCTACATCATCGCCAGCTTCTTCGTCCTCTCCTTCTGCAAAGCCAAAACTCTCGTCCATTTCTTCGTCGTCATCTTCGTCTTTAGCTTCATCAACGTTATCTTCGTCGTCATCTTTAGACTCGTCTTGTTGCTCATCATCTTCGTCTTCATCTTTAGCTTCATTAAAATCTTCAGCTAGAATTGTTTCGTAGATTTCACGAGATTTAGCTACTACGATTTGATGGAAAAGCTCTTTGGCTTTGTCACTTTCATCATTAATAAGATGTTCGAGCATCTGCTCGAATTTGTTTCGATCAGTCATGTTTTATCTCCTATAGGTTGCAAGGCTGTCATTATTATTTACAAAAGATTACAATAAACCGTGCTAAATGGTATATTTTTACCAGGTTTTTATTAATTGATTGAAATCTTCTATGTTAAGATGTTTAAAATTTTTTAATTCAAAGCCCGGATCAAAAAAATTATTTTTATCTACAACTCGAAAAAATTTTATGCTAGGATGGTTTCTAATTGTTTGTTCAGTTTGTCTGCGCCAGTTTCCATAATAAGTTGCAGACTCGTGTGATTTTTTATAATTTTCTGTATCTGCATAGATATTATTAACAAGCCCGTCTGGCATTCCGATATAATCAAACCCAAAAATATAAATTTCTTTAGCACCGTGACCGGCTGCAAAATTTAAAGCGGTCGGTCCACTACTCCATCCGAGACTAGGATTAAAATAATTAAATCCTTCAAATTTTTTATATTTTGTATTTGGATTGGTCCACACCTGATGTGTTTTTTGCCAACCTTTAGATTCTATTTCAAAGATCATTTTAGGATCTACAGCGATAAGATAATCCGGCTCAAATTCTCTATAAAGAGCATTACAGCCATAAATTTTACCAAATCTTTTTATTTCATTGAAGTCGAAATTAAGGCGGCTTTTTCCATTACCTAGCACAAAACTACGCATATATTGTCCTTTTTGAATAATTATGCCGCAGGTGCAGGAGGTGGTTTATACATTGATTCAATAAATTCTAAATCTTTTTCTTGCTCTAATATATGTTGTTCGCTGGCTTTGCGCAGTTCGTTAATTTGTTTTAGTGTTAGTCTAGTTTTACGAGTATCACTGCGCTTCATAACGTCTGTATCACGACTAGGATTGTAGGCGAGATCGCCAAACCCAATTGGCTGTGATTGATCTCTGTAAAATAGTTCACGCAATATCATAAAAATATTTATACCGTAGGAGCCGCAGGAGCACCCGTTGGAGCAGCTGGAGCAGCACCTGCTGGAGCTATTTCCCCTGGAGCAGCACCTACCTCAGGTGGTGCATTTTCATCAGACAGGTCATTAAGATCACTTTCTATGCCTGCTTGACTAATGCCTGCACTACGCATTTCGCCAGTTGGATCTGTTGGAGTTGGCTCTGATTTACCATTTTCTTCAGCCCATTGGCGCTCGTTTTCAGCTATCTCTTCGTCAGTTAATCCTAAAAATCTCTTAAGTGCAAAGCGTTTACTAATAAAAGGAACTGCTTGTACAGTGTTAAAGGTATTAATACGTTGTCCATCCATTTCACTCTGTCTATAGGCTGCAAAATTTAATGGCGGATTTAATTGCAATTCAAACAAAGCTGAATCTATATTAAGCCCTTTATCGTGAAGATATAATTTAAATTCTTGATCAAATATTTCTTCTAATAAGTTTTGTAAACGTTCACAGTATTTGTTGAACCTAAGCTCTTGGATATAAGCTGTGCCAACTCTTCCATCATTATAACTAGCTTGGCTATCATCGGCTCCGGTAGGTAAGTAGCTGCTAGGAATTCTTAGTCCTCTAAATAATTTATTAGTAAAATATTTTAGATCGTCTATTTCACCAAGATTAGTTCCTCCTGCTAATGTATCTACTTTACTGCCTCTACCTTCTGCTGTTTGTGGGAAAAAATAATCTTCGCCTATGCTTAATGGATTGTATGCGCTGTCTACAACATTTGTTCCACCGCCTGTGACACTAGGAATACGACGTTGATTTATTTCGTTTTTAACACGTTCCACAAAACTCATTGCTAAGTGGCTAGGCATATTTCCTACATCGATATAAAACACACGTCGTTCAGGAGCACGTTGAACACGATAGATAATAATAGCATCTTCTAACAATTCTTTTTGTTTATATACTTTAAAAATCTGTTCTAGTAAACTGTTTCCAAATGGATAGTTGTTATCTAATCCTTCGCTAAGGCTAAGATGTACAACGTGTTTTGCCTCAATTGCAACTTCATTTTGATTGTTTTGAAATCTTGTTCCAGGACTTACTGGATAAGCACTGGCTTGTCCTCTGGCAGCAGCGCCACCTGCTACATAGGCTGTGCCACGATTATTAGTATTCACTGTATTAGGATTAATTGTTGTGACCACTAAGTTCATAAAATTAGGATTTAAGTCCCTAATCACATACTGTTCAGGTTTTTTACCTTCACTTTCATTTACAATTATCTTTGTAATTTTACCAGGATCGACATGAAACCATTGTTTTGTTTCAGGATCTCTAACAAAAAATCCATCTCCGTACTTAAAAACATTTCTTATTATTCTAAATACTCTAGTATCGAATTTATTAAGTTTAGTCCATTGTTGTAGGTATTCTCGTAAAATTCGTATTTCACTTCCAGTTGCCTGAGTTTTAAATGTTAATCTAAAAGGTGTATTATTATTTTCACTAGGTTGTGTACAAAATTCTGCAAGAATATCTAGGGCAGCATTAACTTCACTGTCCATATCCATAGTGTCATATTGCAGATATCTATCAATTCTATTAGGCGCACCAGTATATACATCCGGAAGATAGCTACTATAGTTGGCTCTAGCAGGTCCAGGCTTGGCAGCATTTGACCCTAAAGGACTATATGTTCCAGGAGTATTTTCCACAGTCACCGGGGTAAAGTATTTTTTCCAACTCATTATTAAGCGCCTACAAAATTATTTTTGTTATTAGATTTAGTTGCACGAATTTGGTCGCCTAGTAGCTTACCATTTTGGTCAATTAAGTCTCTTATAGATTTATTTAATGAACTTAGCTGCTTGACTACATCATTTAAGGTAGAGTCTTTGGTAGTAGCCGCTGCTGTTTTAGATTCAGTTTTAGTTTCTGTACTGGATGTTTCTTTTTTCTCTGCTTGTCTCTGTAATCTAGCAGTTTCAGCATCACTCTGATTTTCGTCTTTTTTACCAGCAGCAGCAGTCTGTGATTTTAAATCCGCACCGAATTTTTTCATTCCAGGCAGATTAATGCTGTTTAAGTCTACTTCACCTTTGTCATTAAAAAATGGATTAGTACTATCGAGAGCTTGTTTAACTGGTTCAGGAGCAGCATAATCTATACCAGCCACACTGGCATCTCCGGGACCTGATGCAAAATCCATACCAGCCACACTAGCATCACCAGGACCTGCTGCAAATGCTGCATCATCGATCATAGATCCTAGATTGTCCTGTATATCATTAGACACTTCTGTGATACCTGCTCGCATATCGTCAGCAAACAAGTTCATATCTTCTTGTTGTTTCGTTGCTTCGTCGACACCACCCATTTCGTCAAAAGGCAGTGCATCTTTAATAGCAGATGAAATATAGTCTGTATCATTTTCTGATACTAGATCACTTATTTCTATCGGTTCAAACTCGATTCCTGACATCACATCTTCTATATCGCCTTTGATGTCATTCATTTCTAGCATCATTGCATCTTTAGCTTCAGTCACGTAGTCTGGAAGCATATCAAACATTTGATTGGCTTCTAACATTGCTAAATGATTAGCGTCAAGACGTTCTTCATTAGCGCCTTTCATAAGTTCTAGTTCTTTACGTGCTTGTTGATCAAGTCTTTCTAGTTCTAATTCATCGGCTAGACTATCTATATTCTTTATCATATCAAGCTGCTCTTGACGTTGAGCAACCTGTTCTTTGTACCTTGTTTCTATTAGTTGACTTTCACTAAGTTGATGTTCTTCTTCCTCAGTAAGCTCGCGTTCATTTTTTGCTTTTTGTAAATCGTTAACAATATTATTATGTTTTTGTATAATCTCCGAATCAATGTCTTGTTGTCTTTTCAAGGCAAATGTTGTAAATTCTTGGTTCTCTTTACTCATTCCTTGAAAATCACCTATGAATTTCTTCTGATCTTCTGTAAACTTACTCTTGAATTCCTCTTGCTGCTTACTAACTTCAATAACAGGTAATGCATCTATCAGGTCTTTATTAATTGATTCTAAATTAACTGAGAATTGATCTATGTTAACATCACCTAGGCTTTGATTTACATCTGATATAACCTTATCAAAATTGCTGCCGAATTCATCCATCATACTACCAAAAGGTAGTTTCATTTCTTCGCCAAACTCTCCAGCAGCTGATTTCCAATCTGGTTTAGGAATTTCCAAAGCGTTATCAACTGCTCTAACACTGGCCTGAGTGGCTGGTTTAGGTTCATTTTCAATTTTATTGTCAACTGCTCTAACACTAGCCTGAGTGGCTGGTTTAGGTTCAGTTGCTTTAGCTTCTTCTTTTTTAGCTGGCTCCGAAGGTTTAGTAGTTGCTGCTTCAGCTATTTTTCCTAGTTCTTTAGGCCAGTTTATAACTTCCACTTTGCTAGGTGCAGTAGAAGGTTTAACTTCTACTTTGGGTTCTGTTTTAACAGTTTGTCCTGAAACTGAAGTACTAATGTCCTTACTGATCTTGGATAAGTCAATCTGTCCTGAATCCTTAACTTTATCTAATTGTCCTTTTAAACCACCAAAAGCTTTGGCAGCTCCTTCGCTGCCCATACCTTTAGCTAATTTTATCATTTGCTCTTGAGTAAGTACGCCTTCTATACCGTGTAATTCTACTAATGTTCCTTCTCCCCAATCCTCGAACATTTTACCAGACATTCCAATACTGCCTGTATTTCTTTTTATAGTAGGACCAGTTTTTTCCGGAGGAGTTGGTGGAGTTTGCTTGCCTGCATCTGTTTTCCATTTTCCTAAAGTTTCATCTAAATCTTTACGAAATTCTTTTGACCATTCACCTAGTTTAGCCAATGATTCAAAATTAGTTTTGGCAACATTTCCCATTTCTTTAGCTATGCCACCTATTGCTATTCCTGCTGCTTTTGATGCTTCATTAAGCTCTTTACTAGCACTCCTTAGAGCGCCGAGGAACATTCCTTCAGCAGAATCGTCTGACTTGCCCTTACCAGATGCTGTTTCTGCTATTGCAGGTCGTATACCTTTGCCTGATCCTCCAAAATCTTTTTGTGCGTCTTGTAGATATTTTGCAAACTGATCTATTCCTGGACCTAACTTGTATAATGGCTTTAGCAAATATTCATTCATACCTGCTGCTGCATCTTTCATTCTAGCTTCAAATAATATATTTGTTTTAGCTATTTCATTAACCTGTTTATTATTATTGTCTTTGCCAGCTTTTTCTTGTTCTAAATTTTCTTTTAATCGTTTATTCAGCTCTGCAAAATTAGTTGCTGTTCCGCCGGATTCAAGTTCTAATCGTTTTAAAGCATCAGTGACTCCACGATTAGCCATCATATTATCGCCTAACGCCTTACTAGCTTCTCCTCCTGCTGAACCCAGTGCTATCATTTGTAATTTTGCTGGATCTTTGCTGTCGTCATAAGCAGCTTTTCTTGCTCGTTCATTGGCCGCTAATGCTGCCGACTCATTACCTTTAGCTGTAGCAAGAGCACTGTCTCTTGTTGCTGCTGCCTGTTGACTGTTTAACGCAGCTTGAGTAGCAGCTTCTCTGCTCATTATCTGCCCGGTAGCAAATACTTCTTTAAACATTTGACCTTGGCCGCGCAACTGGGCTTCATTGTACTGTTGCGTAAACAATGCTCTAGCTTTAGCTTCTGCTTCAGGACCTTCTTTAAGCCCTATAAGTTTCATCTTAGCTTCTATTTGAGCATCTTCTTGAGCCTTTTTCATCTGAGCAGCTTGTTCTTCTCGACTCTTGCCAGTTAATCGAGCCATTTCATCCATTTGTTCTGCTAACTTAGTAGCAGATTCTACAGCCTGTTTCTTGCCAGCTTCGTCCATTTTTTGGGTATAACGCATCGAACCCATTTGAACCATTAGGACTTCATTTAAATCTTTGCTGGTATATCCTAATAATTTTAAGCTATCTGCTGCTGGACTATCATGAAATTCTTTACTAAGAGTAGCAAATGCTTCAGCACCCCTTGTAACGCTGCCCCCAAGACCTACCAATGATTCGCTGTTTCTTTTTATAACATCTGCAAACTCGCTTATAGTCATACGACTATTAGCTGCTGCAATACTTAAACCCAGTAGATCTCCCCTGAACCCAGCACCCACCTTGCTGAGATCCATAAATGCGCTTTGGCTTTGTTTTAAGCTGGCTACAACTTCATTACCTGCTCCTGGAATTTTTGATAGTCCAGCCATCAAAGGATTGGTAATAGAGCCTTCTATTTTAGAAGCTAGATCAGGCCCTCCAATTTTACTGTAGTCAACAGCTGGTCCACCTCCACCGCTACGACCTATTGCCTTGGCAATAGCACGGGCGAGATCTTCTATATCAGCATCAACGACTTTAGACATATTTTTTCCAGGAAAAACTGCGTATATAAATACCTATATTATATTTATCGGATGAAATATGAATCAAAACAATCCATTAATGAAATTTTTTAGGCAACCAAAAATTTATATTACCTTGCCTAGCCGAGGGCTGTATTATGAGCCTGGATCGTTAAATGGCAGTTATGAAAACGTTCCTGTGTTTGCAATGACAGGTATGGACGAGATTATTAGTAAAACACCTGATGCCTTGTTTAGTGGAGAAGCTACAGCCAAAGTAATAGAAAGCTGTTGCCCTACTATAAAAAATGCCAAGCTTATGCCCAGTATTGATCTAGATACTTTATTAGTAGCTATAAGAATCTCTACTTTCGGTAACACCATTACACTAAGTCATACCTGTAAAAATTGTGGAACTGAAAACGACTATGATGTAGACCTAAGTGGTGTAATCGACTATTTTAAAGACTTGAAATATGTTAATACTATACAGGTCAATGAAAATTTATCGATAAAAATACGCCCTTTGCAATACGAAGAGATGAACTATTTTGCTATAGAAAATTTTAAATTGCAAAAAATGTTATACCAAACTACTGATTTAAAAGATGAAGAGCGACAACGAACGATAGATAAGATTTACCAAGATCTTAGCACACTACAACTTCAACTATTTTTAACTACAATCGAAAGTATTCAGACTGATATTCAAGTGACAAATAAAGAATTCATCGAAGACTTTTTAAGAAACTGTGAAAGGTCTATTTACGGTTTGATAAAACAAAAATTAGAAGATAATAAAGATGCTTGGTCGATGCCAAAACACGATGTTAAATGTGGAAACTGTAATACCGAAGATAAAATACAATTAACTTTAGATCAAAGTAATTTTTTCGCGTAAGGCTTCTAAAACTAGATATAGAACAAACTAAACAGCTAGTTGAAAGATTAGATTTGGAAGCCAAAGAAATTAAAGATGAAATTTATAGATTAAGTTGGTATATGCGAGGAGGTGTAACTTCTCAAGAATTGTTTCATGTTTATGGATATGAAGACCGTGCAATCATCAACGGTATTATTAAAGACAATATAGAAGCTACAAAGAAAACTGGATTAAATCTAATTTAAACGCCGCGTTGGCCAGCAGTTTTAGCTTTAGTTTGATCTCCTGTCGCTTTAACCCATAGCGATACTTCAATGGGTTCTCCTTCTGCTGCTAAGAAAACCACATTAGCTAAAAAGTTTAAAGAGAATAAATGTCCTAGTGTGGTAAAATTTTCTCCCTGGCCTTCTTCCATCCAAAGTTTTTCAGATATCCATTCTAAGGCTTTTTGTGAAAAGTCTGTGTACACCTGTGTATTCTCTCCAATTCTTTGTTGCAAGATATAGGCACCAGGACCTGTCCAATAATTAACTAATTGTAATACAGATTGAGCTCTCTGAGGAGCTTTGGCAATAAGTAAAAATCCTATTAACATCGGAACTGCTCTTGCCAAACCTGCCGAAGCTATAGATCCAGGAATACTAGCAACTAGCTGACCTCTTGCTTGATATATGGCACGCTCTTTATCAATATCTGATAAATTAGAATTTGATTTTATAGCGCCTACACTATTGCTATATCTAAAAAAGTCATTTAATACACCATAAGCTAACAATGCTGTCCATAATAACGATCCAGCAACATAACCTAAAAATTTAGTAATAGGACCAAACATCCATTTATGAAGAAAACTATCTTTCGGCAAATCATTAGCTGTTTTAGGTGTTCCTTTGATTTGACCAGTGGGAGCAGCTTGAGTAGCGTCCTTTGCATTAGGTTGAGTTTTTTGATATTCAGGGCTCTTTTTATAAGCATCAACTAGTTCGTCATCAGTCATATCACGCATGATAGGACGACCTCGTTGATCTTTTATGCCACTGTCAACCTGAGGTTTATTTTTTCCTAAATTATTATACCAATCCTTAGCAGCAGATATATCTCCAATAGAATTAGTCTTTGATAAAGTCGGTTCAACCCTAGGAGGTGCTGGAGTTTTCTTAAAAGGATTTTTAAATTTAATTGCTTCAGAAGTTACTTCATAAACTTTCATAGTTGTATATTTATTAGAGTTGAACGTAGTTCAACTGTTCTTCGCTTGCGCTCGAACGTATTTCTTCACGAAGTGATTTAATATTATCCAGATATGACAGTCACATTTTGCCCGTTAAGGGCAAAATTCGACTCCGCATTATCCGAGTACTCGAGTCACATAGCATTACTGCGTTACAGTGGCGGTCGTCCGGTACCACGAGCAGCGTTTTTATCACGACGGCAGGAGCATACACCTATGCTATCAAGCATATGTCCGTTAGGGAATTACCCTTCTTTTGGCCTTTTAATCCTTTTCAAACAACCAAACAGTAGGTCTTAAACTGTCTTCATCTCCGAGAGGTAGTGGTTGAGTTCTTGCTACGGCGGCAAGATTCCATCCCTGTGATACGATTGTCCAGGTCTAGGGCGCACGAAATTAGCCTGCGCTAGCTTTTAACCGTTTAATTGTTTGCCTTTGATGTGTGAGCCATGAACACGGACCTGAATGTGTCCGTTATAGTAGTCGTCTGATTCTAATACACGCCTGGAGAATTGCTCTCTTGCCTCAATATAACTACACTCTGCCTTGGTTTTACAAAAATAAAGTATGTCTCTACGAAATTTATCTGTGCCTAGCTGTGCTACGTCTGCCTGTAGTTGATCGTTGGATCCATAATAGTCCTTCCAATCACTTTCTACCTTGCCTCTGATGCGTTTCTTTCGCTTGTTACCATTTTTTAATTTGACTACACGAACAGTGGTCTTGGCGAACTTGGCTAATTTTTTGCCTATGTATTTTCTATTGTTGGTTAAATT